GCAGTCGAAAACAATAACGCAAATAATGATAACGCCGGAGGCAACAAGGGCAGTTCAGGCAATACAGGCAGCTCAAACAATAAAAACACAGGCGGCAATAAAAACACAGGCGGCAATAAAACAAACAGCGGTAACAAAAACAACTCAGGCAATAAGGGCAATTCCGGTGGCTCAAATAGCAGCGGTGGCAGTCAGCAACAGGGTTCTCGTACTGTGACCGAAGCCGATGTCAAGGCTATTGTTGAAGAAGCTAAAGCTTACGCAAGAAATAAATACGGCTTTGTTATAGACTCGTCTTTAACCGAGGTTGGCACTTCTTGGGGTCCAGAGATAGGCATAACCAAAGAGTTCGAACCCGGAGATGACAAGCTATATGCTGAACACTTGCGTGACAGGATTGATAGTACGTATAAGGGCGGTAGGCAAGATTTTTCGGAGTTGAGCGATGAGGAATATGCTGAATTGTGGAAAAAACACCCAGCTCGAATGAATATTTTCTACAAATACCGTCCTAATGACAGCGCCGAGCCGTATTACATTTATGTTGTTTATTGATGTTTTTTGTGGAAAAATACTTGCTTTTCAAGGAAAGTAAAGTATAATAAAGTAAAGTGTTATTCGCTCCCAGCGATAACGCTCCTCACGAAGATAAAGCCCTCCCCAAAAGGGCTTTATTTTTTTATTTCAAAAATGAAAAAAAGCTGACATAGACCTATGAAAAAAATCGTGAAAAAAAGTTGACATTGACTTTAAAGAAATCCATATGTTATAATAAGTACAACAAAAAGTGCGAAAAAACAAAGCACCGAAAAAACAATCAAATAACAAATATTAGACCGTTTCCCTGTGGGAAGCGGTTTTTTTATGCCTTTTTTTACATCGAATTTTCGTAAAAAGGGCAAATTTGAAAAAAACCTTTTCATATATAGGTGCAAGCAAAAATCAAATTTTCAAATAAGAGGAGGTATCAATATGCTCTTTGTTCCGAATTTTCCGAATTACGGTACGGGCTTTTCGTAGCACCGCAGCACATATGCAAAAATGCAAAAAATATTACTGTAAGTGTTTAAAAAACAAAAATTTATACGAAAGGAGAAATCCAACTATGAACACTACAAGTATTCATTCAAACAACCGAAAACAAACAAAAATCGTAAGAATCGTGTCCGTCTTTCTTGCCGTGCTGATGATGTTGTCGGTAATACCGCTGACTTCATCGGCTATAAGCGACGGAGAAACCGTAAGAGTTACCGGCAGAAACGACTGGATAAGCGGCTTTTATTATGACTTTACTTCACATAAAGAGTTAGGCTTGGGCGGTAAACACGGTCAGCATCAAAGACTTAAAGCTAACGGTCAGGTTGCCTATTGCGTTGAGCCGGGCGTACAGGTGCAGGAAGGTAATAAAACAGCAAGTTCAATTATTAAAGGCTTGTCAGATAACCAACAGCAGCTTATTAAATACGCCTTTATCTACGGATATAACGGTACTCCGCGATACGGATATTCAGGTGATGTTGAAGAGGTTGCTACACAGGCTATTATGTGGGCTATTGTTAAAGGTCTGTTTAACACCGATAAAACTGAGACGTTCCTCAACTGTGCTTTCGGAGGCAAGACAAGCTCCGCAAACAGGGATGCTTGTAAAGCCGTATATTACAAAATAGAAGCTCAGATGTTGAGCCATGGAACAAGACCGAGTTTTGCAACAAGATACGACTGGCAAGCTTCAGGCAAAACCATAACTCTCGACTACAACCCGAACACGGGCAGATACGAAAAGAGCATATTTGATGATAACCACGTTGTATCTGGATATACGTTCAGCATGCCGGGCGTTGAGTTTGAAGTTGTGGGCAACTGGCTTAACATATTCACAACAAATGAGTTTGACGGTTCGGAAGTAGTTACAGGTGAAAGAACCAACAACTCGTTTTCAAATCCGTTGCCTCAACTTACGGCTATGTACTGCGTTGGTCCGGGTCAGACTACGGCAACGGCAGTATCAAGAAACGACCCTGTTAATGCGTATTTCTCTCTCAAAACAGAGGGTAGAGGAAAAATACAGATAAACAAACATGCCGAACAAGGCGATAGTCAGGGAATGGTATTCAATATAAGCGGTAACGGCATCAATATGGATGTAACGATAAACAGCGGAAACGGATATGACGGATATGTTGTTATAGACGATTTGCGCCCCGGTACATACACAGTTACAGAAAAGGCAACGGGCGAAAAGTATTATGTAGAACCTGATTATCAGTATACAACCGTTACGCCGAACAACACTTCAAATGTTTGGTTTTCAAACAATCTTAAACGCGGCAACATTGAAGTCAGAAAGAACGCCGAAGACGGTATTAAGTCAGGATACCAATTTAACATATCCGGTACTGCAATTGACGGCGAAACAATAAACGAAACAATCACTACAAACGCTGAGGGCGTTGCTACCAAAGAAGGCTTACCTATAGGTACATACACGGTAAAAGAACTTAACTGTCCTTCCTATATGGTAGTGCCGTCAGACCAGACTGTTACCGTTAAATATAACGAAACCTCTTCCGTAACCTTTGATAACAAATACAAACGCGGAGATTTGGTTCTTTCAAAAACGGACGCGGAAACAGGCGATATAATACTTGCTGATGATGCTGTATTCGCAGTAAGCGAATATAACAAAAACACAAACGAATATGATTTCGTGTGCAACTTGTCTCATTCGTCTACACTTGACAACGACAGATACGGTTGTACCGACGGTTATTATGTCAACAAATTACCCGTAACGGAAAAGAATGACGGAAAGTACAGAGTAACCGAAAAAACAGCTCCTACCGGATATGTAACAGACGGTAGGTCTTATGACGTTGTAATATCAAATGACGGCGATGTTATTAAGGTAAACGACGGTACTGTAGTTAACAAAATTCAGAGAGCACAGATTAACCTTACTAAAACCGACAAAGAAACCAACAAAGCTCTTAGCAATGCTGTTTTTGATATATATGCAAGAGAAGACATAATTGCTAACGGTGTTACAATGTTTAAAGCCGGAACAAAAGTCGGTACATTAACGACCGGCGAAAACGGGAAAGCTCTTTCAAATGCGCTTTATCTCGGCGAATATTATCTCAAGGAAGTCAGTGCTCCTACGGGATATGTCCTTAACAAAGACAATCACAATGTTTCATTGAAATACGACGGACAGAAAGCTGAAGTATACATTCAATCTGAAACAGTTTCAAATATGCCGCAGAAAGGCATTATTGAAATTTCAAAGATTGATGCTGAAACCGACCGCCCGATTATAAAAGGTGCTGTATACGGTGTTTACGCAAGCACTGACATAGTTGTAAACGGCGATGTTAAGTACAAGAAAGACCAGCTCGTAGATAAAGTCTCTACAGATAACGGTAAAGGTGCCAGCAAGAAATTGTATCTCGGAACATATTATGTCAAAGAATTGACGGCTCCGGAAGGATACAACAAGAACAACAACGTATACTATGTTCCCCTGATGTATCAAGGTCAGGATGTAAGCATCTTTACGTTTAAAGTTACCGACAAAGATGTATCTCAGAAGGGCAGAATAACAGTAACTAAGACCGATTCGGAAACGAATAAAACTGTCAAAGACCTTACCACAGAATTTGAAGTATATGCTAAATCCGACATAATCGTAAACGGTGAGATTTTATATAGTGCCGGTCAGCTTGTAACAACAATAATGACTAAAGACGGTGTGGCTTCAACGGAAAATCTTCCTCTCGGTGATTATTTCGTTAAGGAAAAGACAGCTCCCGTCGGTTATTCCGTTAACACAGAAAGACATGATGTAAGCCTTACGTATGATGCGGAAAAGGAAACTGTATATGCAGAAACCACAGTCTCTAATGCACCGCAGAAAGCTACAATAACAGTTCTTAAAGCAGATAAGGAAACGAATATCCCTGTGGAAAACGCCGTCTATGTTATTAAGGCTGCCGATACTATTAAGGTAAATGGAAAGACCGTATACAGAAAGGGCGAGAAGGTAGCCGAATTGACTACCGACAAAAACGGTAAAGCCACAAGCGAACCTTTGTATATAGGACAGTATATCGTTACCGAGAAATCAGCTCCAAAGCCTTACGTAAGGGACAAGAACAGCTATACGGTTGACATTACGCCCGTAGACCAGAACATTACTCTGTATAACAAGAACTGTGAGGTCACAAACCTTGCGCAAAAAGCTACTATCAAGCTTACAAAAACCGACAAGGAAACAAACAAAGCTTTGAAGGGTGCAACTTTCAATATTGTTGCAGCAGATGACATAACAGTTAACGGTGATGTTAAATATCACAAGAACGACATAGTAACGTCGTTTACCACCGATGAAAACGGTGTTGCAATATCACCCGAACTCTATCTCGGTTCATACAAACTTATTGAAACAACTGCTCCTAACGGATACGTATTAAATACGGATGAAGTATTGGCAAACCTTGAATATCAAGGTCAGGAAGTCGAAGTGTTCCAGAACAGCTACACAGCGCAGAATGCTCCGCAGAAAGCCAACATTGAAATTACCAAATCCGACGTTGAAACCGAAAAACCGATTAAAGGTGCTGTATACGATATATTCGCTGCGGAAGACGTAGTTGTTAACGGCGAAGTTAAATATACCAAAGACCAATTGGTCGATACCGTAACTACCGACGAAAACGGTAAGGCGGTTACAAAATATCTTTATCTCGGCAACTATTATATTGTTGAAAAAACCGCGCCTTACGGTTATGTTATTAACAATACCAAACAGAATATATCATTGACATACAAAGGCCAGAATGTAGTTACATTTACCGACTATGCAAGCTTTGAGAACGTCGCTCAAAAGGGTGTTATCGAAGTACGCAAGACAGGCGAAGTGTTAAGCAGCGTTGAAAAGAATGAAGATAAGAACGGTAAAATATACACTCCCGTATATGCCGTAAAAGGTCTCAAGAACGCCGTATATGACATTATTGCTAACGAAGATATTTATACTTCTGACGGTACAAAACGTGCTTCTGAGGGCGAAATTGTCGATACTGTGAAGACAAATAGTGAAGGTGTTGCAAAGAGCAAAGAACTTTATCTCGGCTCATATAAAATCGTTGAAAAAACAGCACCTTACGGTATGACCCTTAACAATATTCCGCAGTATGTTACACTCTCGTATGCAGGACAGAACGAAAACATTGTATCTGACTCCGTATCGTTTACAAACGAAAGACAGAAGGCTACCGTTACAGTTGACAAGCTTCTTGAAAAAGATGACCTTTACAACATAGGTAACGCAGACGAAATAACAAATGTTAAGTTTGGTCTCTATGCGAACGAGAACATTCTTGCCGACGATAACACGGTTCTTCCGAAAGACGGACTTATAGAAATCGCTTCGGCGGACAAAGACGGACATATAATATTTAACAGCGATATTCCTCTTGGTAAATACTATGTCAAAGAAGTATCGACAGACAAGCATTATATACCGTCCGATGTTAAGTATCCTGTAGAGTTCAATTATGCCGGTCAATCCGTTCTTGCCGTTACCGTAACAGCCAATGACGGTAATGCCGTGGAAAACGACATTATTCGCGGCAAGATATTGGGACATAAGGTGGACGATGACGGCAATTCCGTCGCAAATGCTACAATGGGATTGTTCTCAACAACCACAACCGAATTTACTAAAGACACGGCGTATCTTGTAAGCAAGACCGATGAAAACGGTGCATTTGTGTTTGATAATGTTCCTTACGGAGACTATATCGTAAGAGAAATTGAAGCTCCTGAGGGCTTCGTATTAAGCGAAAAGTCTACCCCGGTATCTGTTACGGATAATGCTCAAACTGTTGAAATCAAAGTTCTGAACAGCATTATAACCGGAAATGTAACCGTTACAAAGGTTGATAAAGAATATAAGGATAAAAACATTGCCGGCGCGGTATTTGACATATACCTCGACGTAAACGCCAACGAAACTTATGATGAGGGTGTTGATACGTATTACGGAACAATGACAGATAATCACGACGGCACATACATAGCCGAAGGGTTGCGTTATAACGGATATTTCCTTCACGAAAAAACAGCCCCTGAAGGGTTTGTGGCGGACGACGAATATTATTATTTTGAAATAAGAAATAATAACGAGACTGTTACTGTTTCAAATAATGACGAAAATACGTTCGAAGACCGTCCTATAATCGGCACTGTTGAAATTACAAAGACCGATGTAGCTACAGGTGCTCTTATTCCGAACGCAGGGTTCAGAATTTATGACGCCGACGGCAATGTCGTTGCCGAAGGGTATACCGATGAAAACGGTGTAGCAACATTCACATTAAGATATGGTAAATACACGTATCAAGAGTTTGATGCTGCTCCCGGTTATATTCTTGATGAAACGCCGCATGAGTTTGAGATTAAAGAAGACGGCGAAATCGTTAAAGCTGATATGACTAATGAGGCAATACCAGCCGTTGAAATACCTCAAACCGGTACAGCCGGAAAAGCAATCGGTGCTTTCACAGGACTTTCAGCTCTTAGCGTTATCGGAGTTTATTTTGTTAAAAAGAAAAAGTCCGAAGCGTAAGTAAGAGTAAGCAGTATTCAAAACAAATCAAAAGTTAAGAAGGTCAATGCCGATTGGCGTTGGCTTTCTTTTTTGTAAAAAGGGCAAATTTGCCGAAAAATATTCCATATATTGTTGTAATAACATGATTTTTTTAGGCGGTGGTAAAATTGAAAAAAAACAACAATGTAATGAGCTTTGAAGACGTTATCGGGAACGTCGAAATCAAAGACAACGTTATTATAACGCCGGATAAGAGGTATGTAACAATCGTTGAAATTGCCCCCATTAACTTCGACTACAAGACGGCGTTGGATAAGGAAAAAATAATTGATGGCTTTGCTCAGCTGACTAAGATAGGCCCGGTAACGATGCAGATAAAAAGTCTTTCGCGCCGTGCTGACGTAAACAAGTATATAAACGTTTTGAATCACGACTTTGCTCTCGAAAAAGACTCTCATTTAAAGCCATATCAAGATGATTATATGCGGCTTATAAAACGCTTGGGAGTTTATTCGGGTTTATCTCGTCGCTTTTTCATAGTTCTTGAAGCCTGCGGCAATGACCCAGAAAAGATAAAATCCTTTGATGACGCTGTTTATTATCTTGACAAGGCTAAACAAACCATAAGGCGTTTTATTCGCAACTGCGGAAATGCTGTTATTCGACACGGAGACGAAAAGAACTTCCTGATTAACACACTTTATGAGTTTGCCAACAAAAACAAAACAATATACGACCTTAAAGAACGCAAACAAGCGTTCTACGATGAAGCAAAGCGCATTACGGATAATGACGAAGAACTGCTTGATAACTTTGATGTTCCCGTTTCTACACTTGTTTCACCTGAGAAAATAGAGTTCTACAGCGAATATTGTGTTGTGGACAGGACGTATTATTCGTTCCTGTACATTCCCTCTAAGGAGTACCCAAGCAGAATTTCTTACGCTTGGCTTACAGGGATAATATGCGGCGCAGAAGGTATAGATGTTGATATTTTTGTCGATAAAAAAGACTCTAAATCAATGAAGAATAAATTGCGTACCAAGATACGTATTAACAAGGCTCGGATGAATACTATGAAAAACACCGAGGGCGAAAACTATGAGGAAATCGGCAAGTCTATTCAGTCGAGCGCATACATAAGAAACAGATTAAACAGCGGCGAGGACTTTTTTTATGTCACAACAATGTTCACTCTTTCCGCTTCTTCTTTAGAAGAGTTGTATGAAAAAAATTCAGCTGTTAAAGATATGTTCGGAGCCATTGATGTTGACTTGAATGAGTGCGAATACAAAATTAAAGAAGCTTTTTCTTCTTACATGCCGCTTAATACTCTTGACCCATACATATACAGTAAGGGCAAGAGGAACATGACAACATCGGGACTTAGTGCCTTCTATCCATTTAATTCGTTTGAGGTATCCGACACAGACGGAATTCTTCTTGGCATCAGTGATAACAAAACTATGCTCGTGATTGATAATTTTGACACTTCAAAATACTCAAACGCAAATATTACGCTTTTAGGTACTTCCGGTGCAGGAAAAACATTTACCTTACAGACAATGTGTCTTCGTTTTAGGCTTAAAGGTGTACAAACTTTTGTTATTGCCCCGATTAAGGGTGACGAATATGAACGAGGTTGTAAAGAAGTTAATGGCGAATTCCTTACTATTTCTTCGGGGTCAAAAACACGAATAAACATTATGGAAATTCGACCAAGCGCAGATGAGAACGCAAAGAAATTGGGCTATTCATCTAAAAGAGAAAGACAATCAATCCTCAGTAGCAAAATCGACTCTTTGCTTACCTTCTTCTCGTTGGCGATAGGCGATATGTCAGGAGAGGAGAGAACCTTTCTTGACGATGCTATCTTAAAGACATATTCGCTTAAAGGTATTACAAAAGATAACAGCTCTCTTATAGATACAACAAAAACTGTTGTAGACGAACAGGGAAATCCTGTTTCAAATGTAGTATATAAAGAAATGCCGATTTTGGAGGATTTATATAATGTGCTTTCTCAACAAAAGGGTACAGAGCGACTTGCAAATATCTTGTTGAGATTTGTTACAGGTTCGGCAAGTGCTTTTAACGGTCAAACAAATGTTGACCTCAGTAATAAATATATCATATTTGACCTTAACGATTTGTCAGACGAGTTAAAGCCTTTGGGTATGTTTGTTGCTCTTGAGTTTATTATGGATACTGTTAGGCAAGATAAGACACAGAAAAAGGTTGTCGCAATAGACGAGGCTTGGATGTTGCTCAACAAAAATCCTCTCGCAGCCGAATTTGTCGTTACTGTATTTAAGACTATTCGTGGTATGGGTGGTTCAGGTATAGCGGCAACACAGGATATTGAGGACTTCTTTGCTCTTGAAGGTGGTAAATACGGTAAAGCTGTATTAAACAACAGCCGTATTAAAATGATACTTCGCCTTGATGATGATGAAGCAAAAATCGTTAAAGAACATTTCAACCTTACACACAACGAACTGAAAACAATAACAAACTTTTCAAGAGGTCAAGTGTTAGTTAAAGCAAATGAAAACACTTTCACGGTTAATATCAAGGACTCAAGAAAGGAAACTCTACTTATAACATCTGACTCGAAACTTCTTCGTAAACTTGCTAACGGCGAAACGATTACACAAGATGACTTGGCTGCGTAAAATAATTGCGAAAAATGAAAAAAAGTTGACATTGACACGTGAAAAAAATCGTGAAAAAAAGACGACATTGATTTTTCAAACACAGCCTGTTATAATAAATATAACAAAAAGTGCGAAAACAATATGAAACCGTTTCCCATTTCGGGAAGCGGTTTTTTGTGTCCTTTTTTACATCGGATTTTCGTAAAAAAGGGCAAATTTTCTCGTGTTTTCGTCATATATATTCGAAAGGAGAAATTTTTTATGGAGACCAAAAAAAGGAAAAAAGTTATGGTTGCATGTTGTATTTGCTGTGGGCTGGTTGCTTTAACAATAGGGGCAGCTGTTACAAAGCAAAACAAAAGTAAATGTAAAGCCGACGAAACGCTTGGCAGCGAAGTTCTTTCTTCTTGTAGTTCCTCTTGTAGTGATACTACGGACGAAAAGGAGATTACTTCTGAATCCATAACAAAGGCAGTAAATGTCCGAATACAGGATACACTAAAAGACACTTCTTCGAATAATGAGACAGGCGAAAAAGAGAGTTGCCCCAACAATATTTCGAAGATGAAAACAACAACAGTCAAAACAGAAAAAACAGAAAAAACAGAAAAAACAGAAAAAACAACAGCATCAAACGCTTCTGTTACTGCTGCTGCGACAACAAAAAGGCAAATTCCTTGCGGGTCAAATCAAGATATAAACCCGGAACAGCTTAAAGCAGAGGCAAACAAGCATCTTGGGTCATTTAGCAACGTGGAAGTGTCTTCGGCACTCAACAAGAACAACTCATGCTGGACGCTGACTGTTAATTCATTTAATAATCAGAAGGTCTTACAAGACATAAAGGAATGTGCAGAAATCGAATATAATGAGTGCGTTAACGCCGGATATTTGAATAGAGGCGCACCGATAAAAATGTATGTCGATTATGAAGCCAAGGCGAGAGATGACCTTGGTCCGGGAGTGTGTTACTACACTTTTTATATTTTCTATTTGTAATAAGTTAATAAGTTAATAAGTTAATTGCCGTATCTACTACGGTTTGTGCTTAGCAGTTATATGTTAAGAAGTTGCTCGTAAGCAATGGTTAATGGAGAAAATGTGTATTTGTGTTGGTGCTTTTTGGCTTTGCCAAAAATTACCAACAAGAAAAATACTCGTTTTCTCTTTTTTTATTTTTTAAGAGAGTTATCATTATATTTTACACGCTAAAAGGTATAGTCACCAAACATCCAAGAAAGGAGGGAAATGTTTTGGTTATAACAACGATAGAGACGTTCATAACATTTGCGCTGTTGCAACAGCTACAGTGCCGTCCGCCGTGAGCCGACGGCTATGCAACATAAATGAACAGTATTATATTAACCAAAAAAAGAAGAAGGAGGTAAAAAATATGGTTAATAAAAAGCAGAAAGTTTTTGCAAGAGTTCTTTGTTCGATACTCTCTGTGCTTATCATACTTGGGTCGTTTTCTTTGTCTGCTTTTGCGGCGAATGTAAACAACAAATACACTATTAAGCAGTCGCCTACTCATTATAAATACATAAAGTATTGGGGCGACGATGGGTCTGTAGCATCTCCGTCTCAAAGAGGTTGGGAAACGTTTTACAAAAGAACGGTTACAGCAACAGGCGAGGCGGCTTACTGTTTGGAGTTTGGCAAAGATTTTGCCAATGGTACATCTACAGACGCCGTAGACCTTGTTGATACAGCCGCTTGGCAGAACGCAAGTAACACGGCCAAAAGAGGCGTTGTCTTAGCTTCTATATATGGTTATCCAAACTCTTATTCAGAATACGGAGATGCAGGTTACTATGCAACTCAGGTGATTATTTGGGAATACATGCTTGGTTATAGAACAAGTGCTTCCTCGGATATTTACGCCGGAATTACCGGTGGATATGATGAAAACAATAAGTGCTGTCGTTTCATTTTGAGCATGCAGACAAAAGGATACTCAGATATTCTTGAGGCATATCGAGGCATATTAACCGAAATGTCTAAGCATACGGTAAAGCCGAATTTGGGTGACTCTTTGAATTTAAAACTTGATTATGATGCGGCTACCGGTAAATACACAAAGACGTTTACAGATACGAACGGCATTTTATCCGAGTTTAATATTACAAGCACGGATGGGTTGTCAGTTTATAAAAACGGAAACGTTATAACTATAACTTCAGATGCTCCGATAAACAGAAAAAGCCTTAAACATATCGAAATGATGAAAAATCTGACCGATTGTCACGGCGGCGTGGCTCTGTATGCTACCGCTAACCCTGAACTTCAGACTTTGATTTGCGGTTCAATACCCGACCCGCAAGTAGTGATGTTCAACGTTTATACGGATACAAGTGCGTTAAAGATAACGAAACATTCCGATGATTCGAACGTAAACAATGTCGAATTCAATGTTCGGTGCGATGCCACGGGCTTCAGTCAAAACGTAAAAACCAACGCAAGCGGTGTAGCTGAAGTGACTAATCTCCCTGTTGGCTATGAGTACACCATTACCGAAATCACACAGAACAACTACATACCCGTAGCTCCACAGAAAGTTACTTTGTCTTTCAATACAATTCCGAACGTCCATTTTTATAATGTTACTAAAAAAGGTTCTGTGACGGTTAATAAGGCGGACGCTGAAACCGGCAGAAAGCTCAGTGGAGCAGAGTTTGTGATTTGTAAAGGAACGTCTTGGGACTGGGATAATCTTGTGTGGAATGACACTTTGAACGACGATTATTTTGTAACAGACGAGAACGGAACATTTACAGCAAACAATCTCCCGGCAGGCGATTATATTTTGAGAGAAGGTCAAGCACCGGACGGATATATGCTCGATGAAGAATTATATCCGTTTACCATCGCCGACCAAAATTCAAACATAACGCTTGATTTGGTTAATAAGCCGAAAGAAATTCCTTTTGACGTTGATGTTGAAATCAATAAGGAAAATGAGGTTGGCAATAAGCTTAAAGGTGCCGAATTTTCTGTTTACAAAGCCACATCTTCGTTTGAAATATCAGACGAAACACCTGTCTTTACGGGCATATCCAAAGACGACGGAACGTTGAAGATAGAAAATCTTGCCCCCGGCTACTTTGTTATTAAAGAAACAAAAGCTCCGGACAGATGTGCTCTCCCTGCGAATGAAATTGTTGCTTGTCTGACAGTACAGCTCAACAAAGAAGGTACTGCGTATGAAGCAAAGTTCGGTCAGCTATCGGACTGCTCTTCGGCTAACGGCAATGTGCTTACGGTCGTTGACAATCGTATAGGTGTAACTCTTCGCAAGGTTGACGCCGATACAAATGAGGCTCTGCGCGGTGTCGAGTTTGAAGTTAAATCTTCTGACGACGACAAATTCACAACAATTACAGACAAGAACGGAATAGCTGTTGTTAAAGGATTAAAAGCCAACACAACCTATACGTATCAAGAAACAAAAGCTCCAAACGGATATTATCTTGACGATACAGTGTATTCGTTTACTACAGATACATACGGAAACATTGATGTATCAAACAATGTTAACGAATCAACAGGGTATCCGGAAATCGTTGTCAAAAACAGCGAGACTGTTTTCACAATAAAGAAAGTAGACGAAAACGATAATCCTCTTTCAAATGCAATGTTTGACTTGTACAACAAAGAAAACATATGTGTAAAACGTGGCCTTGTTACCGATGAAAATGGCTTGATAGTTCTTAAAGGCTATTCGGAAGGAGACTATTATCTCGTTGAAACAAAAGCTCCTGACGGTTATCTTACAACTGCTCAGAGCAAAGACGAAATGTCCTTCTCAATTTCTGCAAAGGCAGCCAAGACTATAACAATCCATGACAATTCAACTGTTGTCTCTTTGAAAAAGGTAAACGCAAACGAAAATATAGAAGACAGAATAGCGTTATCGGGAGCAGAATTTAAGCTGTACAAAGTTGCAGATACCGGACTTGAAGCCGTAAAGGATGCTGCAACCGGACAAGATAAGATTTACACTACAGATAAAGACGGAATCATTACCGTGAAGAACTTACTTGTTAACGTTACTTATTGTTTTGTAGAAGTAAAAGCTCCCGACGGGTATTATACCAATCCGGAAAAGCATTACTTCACAATAACCGAAAGCGGAAAAGCCGTTGACGAAAACAATGAAGTAATTGCTAATAATGAAGTTATCGCGGTCAACGCAAGAACATCTTTCACGGTAAGAAAAGTTGACAGCTTAACAAATCAAGGAATTGACAATGCGCTGTTTGTTGTTTACAAAGCAAATGCCGACGGCAGCTTTAATCCGAACAGCAAGGTAGCGACCGGCAAAACAGATGCATCAGGTCTTTGGAAAATAGAAGGCTTACCGGAGGGAACTTACTATGCTGTTGAGAAGACGGCTCCGACAGGTTATGTACCTAACCTTACTCCGATAAAGTTCACAATCGGATTTGCTAACGACAATGAAATGACGGTAAACAACGACAGAATTTCAGTAACTCTTAAAAAGGTTAACGCAGATAATGCCGAAATTACCCCGTCAGGTGCTGAATTTGACCTTTATGAAAAAGGCACGTTTAGTGACACAAAAATCAATAAAACATCGCTCAAACCGGACGAGAACGGCGAAATTACAATATTTGACGGACTTGAATTAAACAAGGAATATTATTTCGTTGAAACATTAACTCCGAAAGGATATTATACCGATTCCACCAAGCATTACTTCAAAATAAACAACGACGGTAAATGCACCGACAAGGACGGCAATTTACTTAATGAAGTAGTAATAAGCAATGTTCCGACTCGCTATACCTTAGCAAAAGTTGATGCCGATACTAACGAAAAAATATCCGATGTAACATTTGCAATCTACGCAGATGACGGCACTTATAAAGGCAGCTACACCACCGACGAAAACGGTACTATCGTTCTTTATAATACTCTCCCTGAAGGCAAGTATTACGCTGTGGAAACAGCTTTCCCTGACGGATATATTCAGGACAGTTCGCATTATGACTTTGAAATAAATTCTTCGACTAAGGACACAGTGCTTACTATAAAGAACAAGAAAACAAGCGTTACGCTATCAAAAGTAGACCTTGTTAACGGTAAACCCGTTGAAGGAGCTACCATTGAAATATATGACAGCACCGGCAAATGTGTTTACGCAGGGGTATCAAATTCAGAGGGTACAATCACCGTAGATTACTTACCTGTGGGTACTTATACTTTTAAAGAAACAATAAATCCCGACGGGTATCAAATCAACAGCGAAACTTATGAGTTTACTTTAAATGCCGACGGAACAATAACAAACGGATACGCCATTACCGATGCACCGACAGAAGTTATAATCACTAAAACCGATGCAGACGGAAAGCTTCTTAAAGGCGCAACAATCGGTATTTACGATTCGGAAGGCAAAGAAGTTTATCGCGGTGTTACCAATGAACTCGGTCAGATTAAAGTCCAGTATCTCAAGAGCGGCAAGTACACGTATAAAGAATTAGCTGCTCCTGACGGCTACAAGCTTAATAAAGAGACGTACTCTTTTGTTATCAATCGTGACGGCTCAGTCGAAGGCGAAAACGTAATGATTAACGAATCGACAAGCGTTACAATCACGAAGACAGACAAAGACGGTGTACCTCTTAAAGACGCATTGATAGCTATTTACAACTCAAACGGTGATGAAGTATATCGCGGAACTACAAACGAATTTGGTAAGATTTCAGTTTCCGGCTTATATGCGGGAGATTACACTTACAAAGAACTTGAAGCTCCCAACGGATATATTTTGGATAAAACATCTTATAAGTTCTCTATTGACAACGAAGGTAATGTTACCGGAGACAATGTAATCGTTAATGCGGAAACTTCGGTTGTTATTACTAAGACTGATACAGACGGAAATCCGATAGAGGGTGCTACAATCGGCATCTACAACGAGAACGACGAACTTTTGTATACGCTTGTTACCGACAAAGACGGTAAGGTTTATGCTTATAACCTTTTGAGAGGGAAGTATTATTTCAAAGAAATACTTCCGGCAGAAGGCTATGAAATCAATCCCGAAAAGCACGAATTTGAGATTGCTCAAGATGGATTGGTTAAGGGCGAAACCACATTGGAAAACGCGTTGTCAAAGGTTGTTATTACTAAGACCGATACAAAAGGCAATCCCCTAAGCGGAGCAGAAATTGGTATTTATAACAGCAACAACGAGCTTGTAAAGAGCGGCACCACAGACGAGAACGGAGAACTTGTAATATACGGACTCAAGCCGGGCACTTATTATGCACAAGAGCTTAAAGCTCCTGATGGTTATGTTCTCTCTGACAAAAGAGTTACATTTACAGTAACCGACTATGGTATAGCTGAAGGCGAATTCGTAATCACTAACGAAGCTGTACCCGTTACAGTAAATCTTCCTCAGACCGGTTCTACATTAACGGTTCGTGTGTCTGTTCTTGCTTTTGCATCGTTAATGATTAGCGGCGCAGCTATTTATGTCATTGTCAAGAGAAGACAAAAGAAATTAGTTGCATTTGAGAAATAAATTCAGACAGTGAGTGATGCCGTGAGGGGCAAAACTCTTGCGGCTCACTCCATAAAATTTACAGAAAGGAAGGAAATTTATATGCTTAATAAAATAGCTCAAGTTGACGTTTACAACGGTGTCGGACTTGTCAGCAGCGCGGAAATAATGAAGCTGACACAGCTGAAACAATACTATAAGAATCAAGGATTTAAAGAAAAAAGAATTGACAGTATCATTAACATTATGCTCAACAATCACCTTGCGTATCAAATAAAAGGTACAGAGTATATCGTGAGTTCTCCGATGGTGTCATATCAGAAATATAACTCATCGCTTGAAAAAGCAATTTGGTTGTATATCGACAGCGTTAATACGGATGTGGAAAATGATATATTCAATTTTCACTGCAAATATCCGGCTGTGTTGTTTTTATCAAACAAGGAAAAGTTGTTAAGCGACATTACTTGTTTCTACATCAGAGACGGCGAAGAGGCGACTTCGTGCCGTACTATTGATACTAATTACAATATATACGGAGATAAGCAGCAGAATATCATTGTCATTATTGATGATGTCAAACAGATTGAAAAAATCAAATTGCCGGACGTTTTCAAAATTTTGTATTACGTCGTAATTTCAACCGATGGCAATGTTACTTATTATAATTTTGATGAACAAAATAGGGTATAAAGAGAGGATAAAACCATGAAAAGCGGTACTAATAACACTAAAGGTGTTTCAAAAGAAGAAAGTGAAATCTTCGAGCAAATTGAAGGAGTGAATGAAGCGGTTAATCGTTATTTTGAAATAAATAACGCAAAACAATACGATAGAAAAGAATACGAAAAAGTGATAAATATGGCGGAAAAATTGGGGAAAATAGTTCTTAACATACGAGGTAATATAAACAATTTGTTTGTGTCAGCTAAAAAAAAGATTATGCCTGTTACCTCAAATGTTATAGATTTTAACCTCAATAAATTCATAGCAAATGATTTTAAAGTCGAAAAAAACGGGTCGGTAATTAAAATTAAAATACCTCCGTTACTTCACAAAAAAGTCTATAAAAAGACTCAGATAAGCGAGAAATATTACGAGGATTATTACACAAATGAATTAGTGGACGGTGAGTTGTACGCATATTTACGCAACTATAAATTGACAAAACATATTTCAAAATACAAAGAAAAAGTCCTCATTTATGTAAAAAACGTAATATCAACTAATAGGAAAAGAAATGATATTCCAGACACAGACAATCACGAATATCATGACTTAATAAACACGATTACGACGGTTTTTCTCGAAGACGATTCACCCGAACATGCAGCATTTATGTTCGATACTGAATACGGCAGCACCAACAAAACCGAGATATATATAATACCGTACAGCGAGCCTGAAGAGATAATGCGTGTTGCTCTTGAAGCTCCTGCTTCGGCTCAATCGGAAAACAAAGAAAAAGAAAATATTATTGATTTCAGACTTGCTGTTTAGGCCAAAAAAACAGAATAAAATGTGTGCTAAAATCAAGCACTTTTTCGAGAATTTGATTTTGGCACACAAAAGATGCAATAAAAAGGTTGGCTTTGTGGGCTTTTTGGGGATTGTAAATAGCAAAAAATACAGAGCAATGGAGAAACGAGGCTACTTGTTATTTTTTCTATTTGGATTGGCGCGTGTCTTTACGTTTATACGAAAGGGAAAAGACAAAGACGTCAAACAACACAGCCACCGTAAACAAGAAAATAAGCAGACCCAATAAAGGCCCAATAAAGAAAATAAGAGAGACGGCACTCGAAACACAGCAATGAACTAATCCTTTGCGGTAAACTCAAAAGGGCAAAGAAACCCAAATTAAAAAAGGAAAAGAAACACACTACAATAAAAGCAAACAAAACGAGCAGAGAGAAAGCCGAAAAAACTCTCTACAAGCTTTACACATTTCTTTACACAAATCAAAAAAGAAAGGAGATGAAAAGAGAAATGAGAAATGAAATAACTGCAATGAAGCTAAAGATAATGCAAGTCCTGTACGTAGAGAAGTGTATACCGTCATCGCAGATAGAACTGTACGCAATGTACTTACGAACGAAGGGAATACAAATAGGGCCGACATACTTGTACCGAATACTAAGAGAACTGATAACTGTTGGATATGCGGAGCGAATACGAGTAGGGTATCAGCAAAAGGGAGTGAGTATAAAAAGCCTTGAGGGAAAGAGCGGGTATAAAATCAAGAATATATACCGGCTAACGGCAGCGGGTCGGCACTATATAGAGAGTGAAGACCTAACGATATTGAACAAGGAACTTCGGGAGGATATGTGTGAGGAACTCGACATACGGCTCAAAGAAGGGCAAGTGGAGCAAGGGAACCGAGAGAGTGAAAAAAGCGAAGCCAACGGAGAAAAGGAAAATTTGATAATACTCAAAGGCGACCTTGTAGGTGACACAGAAAAGGCAAGCGGACAGGTAGCAAAGGAAAGCACGGGGTTTGTGTTGCAGAGTGCGCTAAAAAACGAGCGAGCTGTTCGACTTATGAAGACAGAACTGTTAGGCAAGGTCAGCGAGATAGGGAGGAAGAATATAAAGTACATAAGCAATGAAAATCTGCGAAGCAGCATAAAGAACAAAGGGGCGTTGGCGTCGAAGATAACGGGACTTATGCAAATACGTGATGCGGAAAGCAATGCACATTTTCTTCCGATGTACAATCTCGGTGGAAGTGTAGGGGCGCAAAGCAAGAAGACCGAGCGAAAGATGAAAGCAGAAATAGAGAATAAATACAATACAGAAATAAGCGAAGAAATCTTGCTTGGAGAAAACTACGAAACGCTGCTATATAACATAGAAACGTTGTTGACGAGAAAGCGAGCGAAAAGGGAGGGCGGAGAAAACAGGAGAATAAAAGCACTGATGATAGAGAAGGACGGAGCACATCACACCTCAAAGCATTATCACAACATAGACGTGAGCGGGGCGAAGCAGATGGAGGTATATACCATTCCGCAGGAAATGCGGAGAGTGTACTATCAGCAGCGATTGCGAGAAGAGCAAGAGACAAAGAGATATTTCAGTCGCGAAGCAATAGAGAGGGCAAGCGGTAGCATATACAGTGCAAAGACAGATGCAGAAAACGTGTATGTTGGATATGAGGTAAACATAGGCGAGCTGGTGCAGTTTATGACGCAGATGAACGAAGCGGCAGGCGAAAGGAAAAAGACAATCATAATATGTCAAGAGAGCCAAAGGAGCTTATATGAAAAACTGACAAAGAGAGTAGGCGTGGAAGAAGACACAAAGATAATAGCAACGCCATACTACATATAAGCTTGTAAGGCGAGAGAACGAATATTCATCTCAACATAAAAAAAGAAAAAACAAAAATAATCAAGGGAAGGAGGTAAAAACCTTGAATAAAAAAAGCACAAACAAAGGGAAGAAAGCAAAGAAAGCAATACCGTTAAAAGAAAAAATAGTAACGGAGATAAAAGAGCACTTTTGGCGAGATATGGTGATAGCGTTATTCACGATGTGGTTCGCGGGCATCTTGGGGCAAGCGTTGAAATTACCGATTGCAACAGCGGCTTTGCGAGAAAAGGGATTCACAGGAAGTGTAAGCGAAGCTGTTAAGATGTGTTTCACTCTCAATCCCTTGAAATGCATGTGGGCAAGCATAAGCACCGTGAGCGGCATACTCAGTTTGCTTTTGACGATAGCCTTGGTGTGGTTTGGATACAATTACAGAATTAAGCCGAGGATAAAGCAGGAGACTGGATATAAAGACGACAGGAACTTTACCGTAGCAGAAGAAGGCACATACGGAACATCGTCTCTAATGCGAAAAGAAGAAGTCGGTAACGTCTTGGATATGAAGGAGGTCGGAGAGCAGGAGGGCATAATACTCGGACAGCTTGACGGTAAGGTACTAAGCGTTCCCTCAGATAAGGAGTTTGATGAAAAAGTCAAGCGGCTTAATTGGGGTATAGAAGAAATCATCAATAACAAGCTAAACAAGAATGTTCTTGTAATTGGTCCTCCGGGAACAATGAAAACGAGAGCAGTAGTACGAAATTCAATCATACAAGCGGCAAAGCGAAATGAAAGTCTTGTAATAACAGACCCAAAAGGAGAGCTTGTTGAAGATACTGCAGTTTTCTTGCAGAACAAAGGGTATAAAGTGCGAATATTCAACCTTGTTAATCTACTCAATTCTGATAGTTGGAATTGCGTAGCGTGTATAGGGAACAACAGCCTTGTGGCAAAGATATTTGCAGACGCAGTAGCCGACAACGCAGGAAAGGGAAATGATACGTACTTTGTAACAAACGCCGCAATCATCCTCAAGGCAGTGTCACTGTATGTTATAGAAAGTCCGAATGAAACGGTAAAAACAATGGGGAGAATATATGATATTCTGTCAGAGAAGACACCGGAACAGATGGACGAATTGTTTTGGGGCTTGCCGGAACGAAGCGTAGCAAGGCGAGCATACAATGCGTTTCGCCGGTGCAACGATAATGTAAAAGGACAAATTCTAAACAACATCAGTGCGATGCTTTCGGTGTTCCAAGACGATGCAGTACGAGATGTAACCAACACAGACGAGATAGACATAGAAGAAATATGCTATGAGAAGTGCGCGTATTTTCTGATAACCTCAGACCAGCACACATCGTTTGACTTTCTTGCAGTGTTGTTTTACGCAATGAGCTTTATCAAACAGGTAGAGTTCATAGACAAAGAGCGAGGCAAAAAAGAAGCGGGGTTAGAATACAGAGAAACGTTGCCAATCAATTACATTATGGACGAATTTTCAAACCTCGGACAGATACCGGATTTTGTAAGAAAAATATCGACGGTCCGAAGCAGGAACATCAACATAACAATCATCATTCAAAACATAGCGCAGTTGAAGAACCGATACCCGAACGACCAATGGCAGGAAATACTCGGCTGTTGCGACATCAAGATATTATTGGGCTGTGCAGATATGATGACAGCGGAATACATATCAGATGTAACGGGTATAGCGACAATAGAGGTTGAGAGTACGAACAGCACATATGACAGACAGGTAATGATATTCAATCAAGACACAGACTATCATGAAGTAAAGTCGAGAGGTCAGCGAAAGGTAATGAACAAAGATGAAGTTCTGAGGATGAAAAACACAGATGAACTCATCTTGCTTCGATGTCAGAAGCCGATACTCTGTCAAAAGTTCGATTACACATTGCACCCTGAGTCGAAGAACTTCATAAAATCCTCCCCGGCAGACCACATACCGGAGTGGCGCAGAAAACGAATGGAAGAAGAGGCGGAAAACAGGAAAAAGGCGGAAGAGATAATGAAGGAAGCAAAACTGCAGACAGAAAGGAAGGTAGCGGAATACAGGAACAACAGAGAGAAGTATATGCAAGATATACGAAACGACGAATATAAAAACTGTATAACGACAACCGAAAGAGGTGAAGTAACAGAAAAGGCAAAAGTAGTTCAATTATCTCCGAAAGACAGCAAAGACAAGCAGAGGACGGATGCGTTCATCAAAGACTTTTTCGCACCAAAAACAACATCGACGGAAAGTAAAACCGGCGATGAAGACGACAGCTATGATTATGACGATGAAGCAGAAGGAATAGCGGAAGATGAAAGAGAAGCCGCATAAAACAAAAGCAAAAAATAAAAAAACATCAAAAAACAGAAAGGAAAAGTGATAACAATGGCAGAAATTTATACATTACCGAAAACGCAGGAAGAGTTGACAACGCTCGAAAAAGAGCGAATGGCTGTCTACAATGAGCTCTTGGAAAGCCGAAAGGCGCAGAGGCCGTTAATAGGTAGAGTGATACAATGCAAACCGAACGACAAAGCATCAGATTCAAAGATGCGGGTAATGGCAGTGGTTAATTATAAAGGCTGGAAGATACTGATACCGATAGGGCTTATGGGTCTTGACTTATCGTCAATCGAAGAATACGGGCGAGAAAAGAAAGAAAGTCTGTATAAACGATACATAGCGTCAATGTTAGGGACGGATGTCAAATTCATGGTGTATCCGAAAAAAGAGACGGACAGTATCAGTTCGGCTCTGCGAATGGCAATAGGGGACAGAAGTGCAGCGATGAAAAAAGAGCAGCAAGACTTCTATCTTAAAGTAAACAAGACAAGCGGCAAAAGCAAAATGGAAAGGGCATATGAAGACGGCATTATAGTCAAAGGGCGAGTCGTATCCACAAACAAGTCAACGTGCTTTGTTGATGTATACGGCAAACAGGTGCAGATACCGAAGAAAGAGATGTCGTGGCGATACGTAGCTAATGTCGGAGATGTAGTGAGGAATAATGACATAGTTAACGTAAAAATAACAGATTTGGCTGTAAATCACGAAACCGGAGAAATAGATATGCAGGCGAGCCTAAGAGCTGCACAGGAAAACGTAGTAAAAAACAACATGAAGCTGTACAGCGAAGGAACGATAACTCTTGGAGTGGTAACAGGCATATCAAACGGATATTGGATACAAGTCGGAGATACAGAGACAGGAATAGATGTCTATTGCAAGAAAATCAACTGTATGGAGCTTCCCGAAGTCGGAGATACTGTAGGGGTAACGCTCTTTAAGATGGACTACGAGAACGGAATGACGTTCGGGTCTGTTGAGAACATAGTCAGAAGAGCAAACCGATGGGGAAGTGTAGCAGCGTAAACGCAAGCAGCAAATAAATCAAATCGGCTTAAAGCAAAAAACAAAAGAAAGGCGGTGAGACTATGGCAAATAAGGATGCAAACTTTGCGGAAAGCTTAGAGAAGTTTAAAAAGCTTCCTGCCGCAACGCAGAAGAAAGGCTTTGACACAATGCTTGAAAGCATAAACGCGGACAGTAGCGACAAAGAGATAGCTTCAACAATTAAAGAAGTAATCTATTGGGTTGCAAAGGTTGGCTAATATGTCAAAGTAAAGTAGGAACAGTGAAAAGGAGGGGATAAAAAGCTCCTTCTTTTCAGCTTTTCCTGCTTTTCCTGCTTACCAAGGGCAAAAAATAAAAAAAGCAAGTCATATATAAGAGAAAAGACAGATATTAAAATCATTTATTTCGGGGGTAAAGATATGAGTAGTTCGAGCAATCCATATATATCAGGAGTAAACACAAAAGGCAAATACTACCAAAACACCAAGCGACTTTTAGACAACTATGACAATATATCCTTACAGGTAAAGTCATTTGAGGCGATTGTAAAGAAGCGATACAAAAAAGCGTTTGTGGATGTTAAGATAGAAGAGTTGTCAGCGGAAGAGATAGCGGAAATGATGACAACCAAAGACGAGTTTACACGAAGCGAGGTAAAGCTTCTCGAATGCAGAAGAACGTATCTGAAGAGCAAATATCTGCTGGAGCTGATTGATGCAGCATTAGAAGAATTAAAGACGCGAGAAGGGGGAGCGATGCAGTATGAGATAATAAAAGCTATGTCGATACACGGCATAAAGTTAGACGAAATGGAAGAGTATATGATGTCTAAAGGACGGCCTATGTCGGCAAGCACAATATACCGGGCGTATGTGCAGGGAATATCAACAATGTCAGTGTTGCTGTGGGGGTACAAAGCAATCGCGACGGACATCACGGATGAGTTGTACAACAAGCGTATGCAGGACTTGTTTGATTTGGTAGCGTAAAAGGTATAAAAACATAAAAACAAGCGAATTCTGATTGGAAGGAGGTGCTTCAATGGGCGAAGACAAAAAATCCTTAAACTATGCAGGATGTTACGGAGAATACGAATACAACTACAACAACGCAGAAAAAGAACTATTATTGGCAGTACAAAGCAAAAACATCAACCCCACAATCATCATCACGCAGAATATAGCACAGTTAAAGAACCTTTATCCAAGCGATAAGACTTTTCCTCTGTGTTTGCCAAAACAGTTGGAGTGATTGAAAAAAGGCAAAGTAAATACTTGTTCAAGTTCTTGCAGGCTAAGTTATTGACAAATGATTTATTGTGTAATATAATAATCATATAATAAAAATATAAAAAATAACACATATCTGCTATCTCTTTTGAGGTGGCAGATTTTTTTATTTTACAGAAACAAAAACATAGAGTCGTATCAGTACAAATTGTGCTGATGCGGCTTTTTGCTTTATGGCAAAAAAAGAGTAAAAAAGCTCATATATAGAAGAGCGAAAAAAATAAAGAAAGGAGAAGTTGCAATGGCAGCAGCAGAAGCAGAAGCAAAGGAAGTGCTTATTGCCCCGGAAAAGCACATATGCAAGTGTGCATATATCATAAATGTAAGCAGCGACAAAAGCTTTGTAGTTGCGGACCTAATAGATGAAGGCACGAAAAAGAGGTTCAAAGCAAAGGGAAAGAACACGATACCGCCGTATGTAGCGCCGATGTTGACAGTTGAAGTCACAGGGGTGTGGGAAGAATACAAAAGAGACGGCAAGACGTGCAAGATATTTGACGTAACAAGATTTGAACCTTTGCAATATGTAAGCACAGAAAGCTTTGTAGGTTATCTTCAGACGTGCTATAAGGGCATCGGGCCGAAGACGGCGGCAAAGATTTTGAACGCGCTTGACGGGCAGTACACAAAATTCGACGAGAAAATAAACGAAGAAGGATATTTCAACAAAGCAATAGGCAAGAAGCTTGCAAAGTCGCTTGTAGAACAATACAAGAATCATGAAAAGCAAGACGAAGTATACAAAATAATGCAGGCAGCCGGAATATCCGAGAAAAAAATCAATGAATTCAGAAATACTTACGGAAAAGGCGCAATGGAAGTGCTTGAGAGCAATCCATATGTGTTATATACGCAGTACAAAACGAGTTTCAACTCTGCGGAAGCAGTATGTATGATGATGCTTGGAACACATCCTGAGTTGCTAAAGTCACAGGAGCGGATAGACGCTTGTGTGCACTATCTTTTAAAGAACAAGATAGCACTTCAGGGACACACGTATGTAAACTCGCGTCAGCTACTCGAATACACGTTAAGGAAACTTAACGAAAACAAAGTGAAAGAGCTTTGGGTAAACAAGGAAGACGTGTCTAAAGAGTTGTATGATATGTGCAAAGTATCAGAGCTTGTGTGTGGAAAGATAAAAGTAAAAGGACAGCTTACCAAAGCGGATAAAGGTTGGTGGGTGTACGACGCTTATTATTATAAAGCTGAAGAGTACATCTCGAAGCGAATAGCGGAGATGGCAAATTTCCGGTACAAATATACAGAGGCAACAAAAGCAAAGTATATATCAACGATAAAGGAGTGTGAAAAAGACGCCGGAATAGAGCTTGAAGCAAAGCAAAGAGAAGCGGTGATGTCCGTATTAAGCAACAAAATCAGCGTAATAACGGGCAGTGCAGGCACAGGAAAAACGACTGTCCTTAAAGTATGTATAGCAGTGTTAAAGAAACTTCATAAAGGGCAGTGCAAAGTAACGCTGACAGCACCGACAGGGAGAGCGGCAATGCGAATGTCGCTTGCAACAGGGCTTGAAACAGGAGCGTCAACGATACACAGCCTTTTGGGCCTTACAGGGCAAGAGGATGAAAATGTAGAGGTAACGCCAAACCAAGTTTCAACAGATGTGTTGTTCATAGATGAAGCGTCGATGTGTGAATTGAGTTTGTTTTACAAGCTTCTTTATAACACCGATGAACACGCGAAAATAGTGCTGATAGGCGACCCTAATCAGCTGCCTCCGGTCGGGGCAGGAGAAGTGCTAAAATCAATAATCGAAAGCGAATCGGTTCCGGTGACAAAGTTAAGCGTAATATACAGGCAGCTTGAAACAAGCTCGATAGTATATAACGCAACAAAGATAATGACCGGTAAATGTGATATACGCTTAGATGACGATTTTGTGTACTACCGATATTCCGACCCGAAGCAAATAAAATCCGCTGTTCTATACGCTTTTGAAAAAGAGCTTGAAGCGGTAAAAGACGTGAGAGAAGTTCAGATAATAACGCCACTTCGGGAGAAGGGCGAATTATCGGCACTGTCTTTTAACAAAGCTGTTCAAGAGATGTTAAACCCACTTCACACGAGTGTGTCTTCGGCCGGCAATACAATCTATCCGTTGTCGTACCAAACAGGAACGGGTCTAAGAATAAGAAAAGGGGATAAGATAATCTGCCAAAAAAACACGCCGGAAATTAAAAACGGTGAAATAGGGATAGTTATGAGTATGACATCAGATGATAACAAAAAATTTAAATCTGCTGTAATTTCTTTTGAGAGAAGAGACCCGATAGAATTTACGCGGGAAGAACTCTCGGATATGAATGTTACTCTTGGCTATGCAATAACCGTACACAAGGCACAGGGTTCAGAATTTAAATCAGTCTTAATGCCTATAGCTGAGGAAAACAAAACAATGTTACGCCGAAATCTTTTCTACACGTCCGTAACGAGAGCGAAAGAAAAATTCACTCTTGTAGGAGACGAAAAAGAGATAACATATGCTATTAAGAACAATTCGCAGGACTACCGTAGAACGTGCCTTGCGTCAAAAATTAAAGAAAAAGTCAACAGCTTAAAGCCAAAATCTTCTAAATCATCCGATGAGGCAAAAAAACATCAGGAATATCAGTTGACTTTGACATAAAGGAAAAAAGGAGTAAAAAATCATGAAATTTAATATTAACAAATACATGGGCAACTATGCTATGCACTGCAAAACCAAAGAGGAAGCAAAAATCTTCTGCCGCTACCTTGATAGCGTAGGCAGAAGGTGGGCTGACGGAACCTCGTATATGTCAATGACAAACTGGAACTATGGCCCCGATACCTGCTATACTTTTAACAGTGGGACTTATTGTAAGAAAACATATTTCTTAACTCGCAATTATTATACTATTCTTGAATTCAGTGATTTTGAATGGGATAACAAAAACACAAAGAGAAAACCGGTAATTATTTATCAGAACGGACAGGACGTTATAGCTCTTGATAAAGAAACAGGCGAAAAGGCTGTAGCAAAATGTCATCCTAATGATGAGTTTGATTTTGCTATCGGCGCCAAAATTGCGTTCGGAAGGCTCTACCATTCACAGGATTACATTCCGGAAGGCAATAAAGCTAAATGCAAACCGGAATTCCAAGTTGGCGACCGAGTTCGTTGTATTAAGAAAGATTATGAAATTGGCGGCATAAATATTGTTAACGAGCTGGGCGTAATAAGAGAAACAGGGGACAGCAATGTTTTGGTTGAATTTGACAACAATATTGGCGGACACAGTGGTAACGGTAAAGGCAAAGACAACCATTGCTGGTGGTTTATGAATTCTTCCGAATATCTTGAGCTTGTAGACAACAAGGATGCTAAAGAAATCAATGTTGGAGATAGAGTTAAGGTTATTGATACCGGCTGTGCGTATAGCTCTTATACAGAATGGGTAACAAAAAACGCACCCGAATTTGCGGTGTATTATATGTATTGTGCTTCATACTTTTACCCGTCTATACGCGAAAGAATTACAGCATCCACATTCACGGTTGTTGCAAAAGCTCCTCATTCGGATTTCGCCGACAGAATGTTGTATCTTGTACAAGACGAATTTGCCCGTTGTTTTCTTCTTGGCGAAGAAGGACTAAAAAAATGCGATTGACATAACATAGAAAGAATGTTATAATAATCACATAATACAAAAATAAAAAATAACTTATATCTGCTATCCATTTATTTGGGTAGCAGATTTTTTTATGTAAAAATCAGAAAGTCGTATCATTGCGCTTGCAGTGCTGCGACTTTTTTATTTCGTGGCAAAAAAATAAAAAAATTGTTCATATATAAAAGGAAGGAATAATTTTATGAGATTTAATATTCACGATTGCGAAGAAAAAAAGGAGAAAATGATATGAAAAGCGTAATGATAAGCATTAAGCCTTATTGGGTATTTCTGATTATAGCTAAAACAATGGGTTGGAATATAGATAAAGAAAAGACCGTTGAGGTTAGAAAGACTTACCCTCAAGATGATGAGTGGAATAAGGTGGGAAAGATATATTGCACCAAAGATAAAAAGTCTTTTAACCATATTCCGAAAAAATATCAACCTTTCATGAAGAGATTCTTGGGCAAAGTCATAGGTGAGTTTGTGTGCGATAGAATCGACACAATCAGAAAACGAGGAATCGACGATAATTTCGATTATTGCTATTTATCGCTTGATGAATGGGGAAATGATGATATTGAACCCGAAATAACCGCTGTAAAAAACTCTTGTGTTCTTAAAGATGACCTCAACGATTACGGCAAAAACAGTCGTATGCTTTACGGCTGGCACATATCCAACCTTAAATTATATGACAAGCCGAAAGGGTTAGGCGAATTTGAAAAGCCCTGCAATCGTAACTGCTTTACCCCATGCCCTCATTATCGAGGCAAGGAATACGAATGTGAAAAACCTATAATAACAAGACCGCCGCAGAGCTGGTGTTATGTGGAGAGTATAGTATATTGCAAAAATTGTAAATATTTAATGTTTTCGGATTTTTACGCAGAATGCGGGAAGGGTTATAGAGGCATTTTGAATTTTGACGATTTTTGTGATAAAGGAGAATTAAGATGACCGATAAAAAATTTACTGATGAAGAAATTATAGAAGCGTTAGATTTATGCACTCAACAAAACGGTTCAATTCCTTGTTATGATTGCCCGTGTTGGAATGATGATGAGCAAGAATGTAAAGGAATAGACTATACTGCGACTCTTAACCTTATCAAACGCCAAAAGGCAGAAATTGAGAACGCAAAAGCAAAAATCAAGATTTGTGCTGAAGTCATCGAAAGACAAGACGCAGAAATTAAAAGGGTAAAAGAATGCCCGAAATGTGTTTATGAGTATGACTGTGAAATAACGGAATATTGCGTACAAGGTCCTTGTTCAAATTTCAAAACCGTTGAGCAAATCAAAGCCGAAGCATACAAAGAGTTTGCTGAAAGGATAAGAGAATGTTGTAATTCTAACGATGACCTACTGGCTGATGCTTGGCTTTCTGTAACAACAGATATTAACTGTGTATTAAAAGAAATGGTTGGTGAGGAATAATGAGAGTGATTTTGTTTAGAGGTAAACGGACAGATAACGGCGAGTGGGCGTATGGTGTGCCTACGAAAGATAATCACGGTGAAATGGTTATGGTTGAAAGCACATTCGAGTGTGAAGAATATAATTGCTGTGGTGCAAATTGCTTGTATGTTGATGAAAATACTGTAGGACAATACACAGGCTTGACCGATAAGAACGGCACAAAGATTTTTGAGGGAGATATTGTAACATACGAGGACGCTGTAGCAGACTATGAGGGCTACCACGATGGTGTATTTTTTAATCGTGGCAGTGTAGAAATTTCAGAGTGGGACGGAATATGTTTTACAAACAGACAAACCGTAGAAATGGATGACTTGTATGAAAGCGAAACAACTGTTTGCTGTGAAGTTATTGGAAACATACACGACAACCCCGAACTGTTAAGGAGTTATACAGAATGATTTGTAGAGGTTGTGTAAATTATGCCAAGTGCGTAGAGAATTGCAACACTTATCACGCATCGAGACTTACACCAGATAGTGACGTGAGTGATAGGTGTGAGCATTTTGAACATAAAGCTACGGCAGTCAATACTGTTGTTTATTGCAAAGACTGCAAATACTATTCTGTTGACAATGCATTATTAGGGAATGTATGCGCAAGATTATTTACTGTATTTCCTATGCAGGAATATGATTTTTGCAGTTATGGAGAACAAAAAAGGAGAAAGAAATGAGAAGAATTAAAAAAGTAAAAATAAAAATAGTTAAAAAGCCGGATATATGCATTGGAGACCACTTTATCTATAAAGATATAAAGTGGATATGCCTTGATATTATCGACGGCAACTACCTTGCAATCGCTGCAAAATTATGGCAGAAGCTTCCGTTTGATGCTGGTAATCATAACAACTGGAAGGAGTCATCCTTACGCAGAGAGTTGAACTATGAGTTTCTTGACAAGCTCAATAAGAAGCATCTTGTCAAGCAGACATCAGACATGATTGCGGATAACGGAGACAAACGGTACGGCACTTGTAAGGACTATGTAACGATACTGTCTTGCGACCAGTATCGTAAGTACAGAGACCTTGTGCCATGCTACCCGGAGTGGATGTGGACGCTTACTCCGTGGGGCTGTTTCAGCGGCAACGGCGACAGTGTTCGCTATGTCGGTCCGACAGGCATCATCTACACCAGCAGTGCCAACTTCGGTCTCGGAGTCGCCCCGGTGTGTTTGTTTTCGTCAAAAATACCACTTAAATCATGAGATTTGTTGTGGTGTGTGTTTTTACGGAAAATATTTTATAAAGGAGACGAAGAAATAATGGCACGATATTTCAAAGTGGTCGAAATCGACCGCGACAGTTTCATCGGAGCAACGGGGGAAGATTTGGACTGCCTCCAGTTGTCTACTGTATGTGACGGCATTGGTTATGTTGCCGTAGACGATACCGAAGAGGACGAAATCACCGTTTCTCTCGACATTTTTAATGATGAGGTTGAGTTTGATGATTACGAGGAGGTATTGAAATGACAAACGATGAACGCCGCCCTACCGGGCTACTCCATTCAGCTGACGAACTGCGTCAACTTATCCGCGAGAACCCTACCCTCCCACTTCTCGTCCTTGCGGGAGAGGAAGCCAACATCGGAGACTACTCTTATATGTGTTGCAGTTACATTAAGGCATACAAGGGGGAATTTCTTGACTGTGCTCAGACGGTCAACGACTGTATGTGCTACACCGACAGGGACGAGTTTGAGGAAGCTGTCGCAGACTCCCTTGCCGATGTTGATTACACCGATGTTGATTACACCGATGAGGAGTTTGACGCTCTTGTGAAGAAAACGGTTGCCGAATACGACCCGTACTGGAAGCCGTGTATCATTCTGAATGTAGATAACTGAGGAGGTATGACAATGTTCATTTGGCTCACAAGTCCGGCTTTCGGGCAGGTACTTGTATGGTTTTAACGGAGGTGCTCTTATGACAACAGAAAAAATTAAGGATATGGTTGAAAAAGAAAAGTATGATTTTCTACGAACCAATCCGCATTTATCAGGAAGATTGGTTTTCCTGACACTTGGCGGAAGTTACGCATACGGAACGAACGTAGAAACCTCCGATGTAGATATTCGTGGCTGTGCTCTGAATCGAAAGAGCGATTTGCTTGGGCTGTCTAATTTTGAACAGGTGGTTAATACCGAAACGGATACCACCGTTTATAGTTTTAATAAGTTGGTAAACTTACTGATTAACTGCAACCCGAATACAATCGAGCTTCTTGGATGTAAGCCTGAACACTATTTCCTGCTTACCGATGTTGGTAGACAGATGATTGAAAATAGAGGGCTTTTCTTATCACAGAAGGCAGTTGCGTCTTTTGGCGGTTATGCTACGCAGCAGTTGCGTAGGCTCCAAAACGCTCTCGCCAAAGATAGGGTTTCTCAAGCCCAGACGGAAGAACATATCAAGGGGGCGCTGGAACGTTCTGTTAAATCCTTTGAGGACAAGTTTACCTCGTTTGAAAATGGTGGCATTAAACTCTTGACCGACAAAAGCCAGCGTGACGACCTTGATTTGGAGGTTTACTGTAACATTCATATTGATAAATACCCGGCGAGGGAGTTCCAGACGTTGCTTAACACGCTTTCCTCTGTTGTTGAGAACTATGAAAAGCTGAATCATAGGAATCGCAAGAAAGACGATGCACACCTTAATAAACACGCTATGCATCTTGTCAGGCTGTACCTCATGTGCTTAGATATTCTCGAAAAACAAGAAATATGTACCTATCGTGAAAATGATAGAGATTTTTTGCTGAGTATCAGAAATGGCGCGTTTCAGAATGAGGATGGGACATACAAACAGGAGTTTTTTGAACTGATTTCTGATTATGAAACCCGTCTTCAGTATGCGAAAGAGAATACCAGTCTCCCGAAAAAGCCTGATATGAAACGAATTGAGGAATTTGTGATGAGTGTAAATGAGAAATCAGTCAATGCCTAAAACCAGTTAGTAAAGCAATTGCCATTAACTGTTTTGAAAGATAAAATTCTCACATACAGCGGATGGCGTCACACATCAAAGTATTACAACGAAACACATTTCTATGATAGAAACGGAAAATATAAATAGGAGAAAAAATCATGAAACCGATTTACGAGCCGAAAGGCAAAGCAAAAGAATACGGCGATTTAGCCATAAACATTTACACAGGCTGTCCGCATAATTGTTTTTACTGTTTTGCACCAAATGTTTTGCATAAAGACAGAAAAACATTTCATTCGGAAGTAAAGCCGAGAGAAAACATAGTTGAGGCTGTAAAAAAGCAACTTAAAGACGAGAATATCAGCGGAAAGCTGATACACTTGTGCTTTACTTGCGACCCCTATCCGACAGGTTATGATACAACACCGACAAGAGAAATTATCCAAGCTATCAAAGATAGCGGAAATAATGTTCAGATACTTACCAAAGGTGACGGAAGCAGAGACTTAGATTTGCTTGATGAAAACGATTGGTACGGTATAACTCTTGACGGAATAGGAGACGGTCTAAACCCGTTATGGAGAGCAAGAGTTGATGCTTTTGCAGAAGCACACAAGAGAGGAATAAAAACTTGGGTGTCTTTTGAGCCTGTAACAGACGAAAAGAAATTCTTTGTCGATTTACATTGGGTTGCACCGTTGGTTGATAAAGTAAAAATCGGCAAACTAAATTATCACAAGTCGAATATCGACTGGGCTGAATTTGGTAAAAAAGCCGAAAACCTCTGTATCAAACTCGGACTTGATTATTACATCAAGGAAAGTTTGAGAAAGGAAATGGAGAAAGGACTTTAATAGGAGATTGATAGAAATGAAAACAACAGGAGTTATTCGTAGAGTCGATGACTTAGGCAGAATAATTATACCTAAGAGTGTTCGCAAGGAACTCAACATCAAGGAAGGTGAGCCTATGGAATTGTTCATAGACGGCAATGATGTCGTTTTCCGAAAATACACTTTTGACAACTGCGAAAATGAAACATACAACTGTGATGCTTGTGTAAAGAACGGCGATTGTATCGAACAGGGCATTGACGGTAGACCAAAGTGGATGGAACAACAGGAAAGTAGAGGTTAAGTAATGATGCGACAGTCTTTTTCAAAAGGAGTTTATGCACAGGTAACGCTTAAAAGCGAGATTGCAACAAAACAGAACGGCGAGGTCTTAAACAGCGAAAGTCACAGCTTCGCCGACAGCGGAAGCGTGTATGACTTTTTGATTGATATGTTTCCGCACGAAATTGCTGCAGAAGCTGAAAGCTGGACTGAATTGGCAAGTGCTGGAGACTTTTACGAAAACGAGTATTTTGAAATTGAAATGATGGAGGACGAAAAATGAAAACTTGTAATGATTGTTTACATTATAATATATGTAAGAACAATAATACTCTCTGTCATACGAGTAGATTAACTTCCGACAGTGATATTACAGAAAGGTGTTCTGATTTTGCTGACCGTTCCGAATGGGTGCATTTGCCGAGCGACGATTATACATTCAGAATTCGTGGCGACATAGCAAAAGGTATCATAGTTGCCAATTGCAGAAATGCGGAGAAAGAATTGAAAGGATGAAAGAGAATGGGAGTTTTGAAACCGTGTCCGTTTTGTGGAACGGATTTGTCCGTGTTCCCAGAAGTAATGACAGTACAGCCTGTAAGAACAGAGGAATATCTTCTCGCCAAACTAAAAAAGAAGCAAATCATCGGTAGTGACGCAGGATATAATGTCTTTTGCGTTAAATGCGGTTGTTTAGGTGCGAGAGGTATGACTAAAGAAGAAGCAATAGAAAAATGGAACAGAAGGTGTGAAAGATGAAAGGCGTAATGATTGGAAGACCGATAAACGGCATCTCAATAAACGGAAACGAGTATGTATGCGATAAAAACGGACTTGCTATTGTTTTCGATGACGAAAATGATGCCAGAGAATTTTTGAAATCGAATGGATATACAGATGAAGACATTGAGAACAACGGCATCGTGTTTGAAACCGTTGATGAGGAGGACGAAGAATGAACAATTGTGAAAAAACAGCAAAACTGTTAAAATTAGCAAGTGAAAATCCTGAATTACCTATCATATTCACAGTTGACAATGAAGTAGTACCCAATGATGAATACGGTTGGTACTTAGGTTCTATGTCGAGTTGTCGGGTAGATGAATACGCTATATTGAACGAAATGGTACTTTGCGATAGAGACGATTTCAAAGAAAGATATTATGATTACAATTACGATGAGCTTGACGAAATGTTCCCCGGAGATTGTGGAAATGAGAATGCGGAACTTGAAAAATATCTTGATAAAATTGCAGATGAAAATTTCAAAACCGCAATCATTGTTTCAATATCTCCTTATTCGGAATAAGAAATAATCTGCTTGTCAAATTACAGTCAAATATTGTATGATATAATAAACTTACTTTGTAGAAAAGAGTTGCTTGCTATGTTTTGTTTAAAATGTCAAAAGGAAACGCCTGAAAACAGTGTATATTATATTTGGACGAATAAAAACGATTTGAAGGAATGGTGCGTGTCTGAAGCTCCATGCTTGTTTGAAGATTTTACGCAAATTGCAACTTTGAAGAGTATAATAGAGGAAACGTCAAGCAACTTGAAAAACATTATTATAGACGAAGTAAAATAACTTAGAAAGTCGGCATCTTTTGATGTTGGCTTTCTTTTTTTGCGCATTTTCTTGACAACGCTTGGCTATTGTGTTATACTTAAAACATAATAAAAATATAAAAAACAAAGTATATCTGCTATCCGTTTTCGGCTGGCAGATTTTTTTATTTTATAGAACAAAACATAGAGTCATATCTTTGCTTTCGGCAAGGTTATGGCTCTTTTTTAGGAAAGGAGGCTTTTTGTTTGTGACTCTATTAGAACGCCTTGAAGCTTTTGAGCATAATCAAACAGAAGCTTGGTATAAAGACATATACATACTTAACAAAGGAAAATACGCTAAGGCTCCGGTTGTAAATGTAGACGGAGAAAAAGTGGTGAAAATGTATGGAAATGTATATGTAACGAAATATGACGAAACACGAAAGGCGTGGTTGGTAAACACAAAATACGGGTTGTACCGTTTTTGATAAAAAATAAAAAGTAAGGAGATGATTATAAATGAGTTTTTCCTTGGCCTTTGCTTTGAATACGTTAACTAAGGAAGAAGTCGTCGATAAAATCAGAGACTATATAAAAAATAATATGTATTTGAACGACGAACACGACGGAGAATATTCTTTCGATACTTACGTTGATTACGATGATGAAATTTCAACGGAAAGGTTGAAAAAAATCTTCCAAAGCGACGAGCCTATGTCAGAGTTCGAAGAGCAAATAATTGATATGTATGATGACTATTACGACTATGAGTGTGATGAGATAACAACTCAAATTCAAAATGAGTTTGACGAGGGTTATCACGACTTCATTTACGAGTGGGTAAGAGAACACATACATATAAACTTTCCGTTTGACGAGTTCTTGAAAAGAACTGTTTGCGTTGATATAACCGTGGATACGGGTGACGCAAACTACGATTTTACTCTTAACTCGTTTTACGAAGGAAAAATAAACGATTTAGCTTCAACAGTATGGCTGTCTAAACAGCAAGGATACAGTAAGACACAGCTTAACAAGGCTTATAACGAAGGCGATTACAGTAAGAACAGCTTTTTAGAAAGTCTTGTTGCGGAATACGTTAATGAATGTACCGGTATAAATGCACTTACATTTCTTGTTAAGATGTCATTAGGGCAGGCTATAGCAATACTGGAAGCGAAAAAAGAACTTGAAAAAAGAATAACGAAAGACGAAAAATATTGTCCCAAGAAAATTAAAGACAGGAAGTACCTTGTTTTAGATAAGGATGTTAACTGCGGACTGATAGACTTTTGGAACGGCTCAGGAAGTCTTTTAGAGCTTAAACTTGAAAAAGATGTCAAGCTCCCGATAAAGTTTGTTCACGAGATTTTGCCTGACAGCTGCTACAAATGGGGTTTTAAAAACATTTACGGCTGTGACGATTCGTTTTATGAGGAATCATTGATAAGTCTTAGTCTGTAAAAAAAATAAACCAAGTAATTATATACAATAAAAAAGGAGAAAAATTTTTATGAAAGTAACGTTTACAAATTCAGCAGAATTCAAAAAAGCTCTTGTCACTTGTGCGAGAGCAGCAGCGAGCAAAAGCACCGTTCCGGCGTTAGAGTGTTTAAAAATAACCGCTACGGCGGACAACAAGGTTATAATAACAGGATATGACCTTGTAACGGGTATAACAACAACGCTCTGTGATTATATAACGGTGCAGGAACCGGGAGAGATATTGACAAATGCCAAAACGTTTGTATCTCTTGCAAAGAAGCTGCCGACAACGAAGACAATAGTTATTGAGACTTTTGATGATAAAAGCGTCAAGGTATCAAAACCCGGTATGGAATTTAACCTGCCTACGGTAGATATAAAGACCTATCCCAATTTGCCGTCGTTGGAATCAGCAAAAAGCTTCACGGTTCCTTTCGGTGATATGAAAGAAAGTATTGAACAGACACTGTTTGCGGCAGGAGACAATGACGAAGCGAGTCTTGCCAAGGGCTGTGCTTTCAGTCTTGAAGTAGAAAAAGGCGAAATGAAAGCATTTGCGCTTGACGGATTCAGGGTTGCTTGCCGTAAGACGAAGATAGCTGACGACTCAGTATCGCTCAAAGCAAAGCTGCCGAAGAATGTGTTGTTGGAGCTTGCGAAAAGCAACACCAAAGATGATGAAAACGTAATCGTGTCATATGACAAGAGAAACATTATCTTCGATATAAACAACAGCCGAGTAATAGGAAGGTTGTACGGCGGAAACATATTTGACGTGGACGCGCTGACTGCAAAAATAACAAAGGACAACACAGTGACCTTTAATGTAAACACATCTGAATTTCAGGATGCGGTTGACAGTCTCATTCCTCTTTGCACCGCAACGGAAAAAACTATCGTTGTGAAGTTTACAAAGAACGAGATTGAGTTTTCAATAGCCACAGCACTCGGAACAGCAAAGGTAAGTGTTGAAGCTAAGTCAAATGCCGAAGCAGAGTTGGTTATGGGATTTAATATTAACTATCTGTTAGAAGCAGTTGGAGCTGTAGAAAGCGAAGACTTTGAAATGACGGTAGGTAATGCATACAATCCCATTAACATTTTGGACGGTAAAGCTAATTTCATAACCTTGCCGGTTAGAATAAAGACCGCTGCATAATTTATGCTTGAGAACGGTTTGAGAGTAGTGCAAATCATTGATACTTGGATTACGCAATTAAACCGAACGTACAATTTATAATGAAAATTTAGAAAGTCAACATCAATTAGGTGTTGACTTTCTTTTTTTGTGTGATAAAATGATACGTTCTGAAAAAATATGCGGTTTTTTGCTTTTTTCAGACACGAAAAGAAAAAAACGTTACGGAGGGCTATTTCATTTATGAAAAATGCGACTACAACAAAAAAAGAGTATGAATATTATCGGTTGGCGAAAGAAGCAATTGATAGAGGAGAGGCGGAAAATGCACTCTTTAATATCAGAAAAGCTCTTGAAAGAGTTGTAAAAGTTCTTTGCGGCCAATGCAACATTGATACTTACAAGGTGGATTTATGTGACCTAATCCAGAAAATCAGAGAAGCAAATATTATTGACGAAAAAGAGGAATCTCTTCTTCACCGTATAAGGATTAAGTCTAATTGTGGAGTCCACGCCCAAGAAGAGACCGAAAGAGAAGCGACTAATGTACCTATGCGTAATCCCGATTATTATTCACCCAATCGCCGTTATTACGGAATGTGGTATAATTGTTACACTAAGCCTGACCTTATGCGTATACCTGAGTACGTTGATTTAAACAACAAAGCCAATAAAGGCGATATTCAGGCAATGCTTGATATTGCTGTCGGTTTTCTGCCGAAGCAAATTCAATGGGGTGCTTTTCAATCTGTTTGCGTATCTTATGATTATTTCCGTGGATATTGCGATGCGAAAGTGTATTTTTCTAATAATAACTATCTGTACGATGTGAGATATTATTATTGGATTGTTAAAGCTGCGACTCTTGCAGCTAAAAGGGGACTCGCTAATGAATTTGTCCCGCTAAAATATATTGCTACGGCGTTACTTGAAGCCTTAAAGATTTCATGTTTATATAATAATAACACTTGTCGAATTTTCACTAACAGAAACCATTATGATATGTTTGAAAAAATTTATGACGTGAAATATTCCAAAGCTTTAAGTTGTTCCGAACTTGCGGTTTTTAAATATCTTATAAGTCTTATTAACACGTATGGGAATGATATTATTTCTCCCGTGCATGAGGAAACAAGCATAAATCAAATTAAATATATTGTCATTATTTCTCAAGCCCGCAATGATTTGTTGCGCTTATATTGGGGTAATCGTATGAAACAATACATAGATAATAGTATTGCTATATCGGAAGACGATTTAAAGAAGCCCGCATTTTACAGTATTGATAAATATAGGAACGACTGTCGCTCAAACAAATGTTATTACAATACACTTATATCAAATGCCCCGAAAGTCTGTATAAATGATGTACAAATTTCCGCAGAACGATTAGTTTTGGGGAGCGCATGTATGAGCTGTGGAAATGTCAATATGGATACGGCAAACTTCTGTGTACAATGTGGAAAGCCCCTGTATAGCACCAAGAAAAAGACGGGAGAGCTATATTATATGAAGGAAATAGTTTACCTTAACAGTATTGCTCAAGAAAGCACAATAGATAAGAAACGTCGCAATAAGGCTTTATGTAGCATTGGCCATATGTACAGGTACGGTGAAGGCGTAGAACAAGACTATTCCAAAGCTCTTGAATGGTATAACAAAGCTGTTAATGCCGGTAATGCTTCTGCAATGTACAGTATCGGCTATATGTATGATTACGGTGAAGGCGTAGAACAAGACTATTCCAAAGCTCTTGAATGGTATAACAAGGCTGCTAATGCAGGCAACAGTGCTGCAATGAACAATATTGGCTATATGTACGAGTTTAGTGAAGGCGTAGAACAAGACTATACAAAAGCTCTTGAGTGGTATAATAAGGCAGTTAATGCCGGTAATGCTGCTGCAATGAACAATATCGGCCGTATGTACGAGTTTGGCAAAGGCGTGGAACAAGACTATACAAAATCACTTGAATGGTATAACAAAGCTGCTAATGTGGGTAATAGTGCTGCAATAAGCAATATCGGCCTTATGCACGAGTTTGGTGAAGGTGTAGAACAAGACTATACAAAAGCTCTTGAGTGGTATAATAAGGCTGCTAATGCAGGAAATAGTGTTACGATGAGCAATATCGGCCGTATGTACGAGTGCGGCAAAGGTGTGGAACAAGACTATACAAAGGCCCTTGAATGGTATACAAGGTCGTACAACAGCGGCTATAAGGACGCAAGTAAGGGTGTTGAAAGAATAAAAGAATTATTGCAAGTGTAAAGTAAAGCAAATATAATTAAGGCTCTCTGAGGTGTGATACTCAGTGAGCCTTTTTGCTTTTTTTCACTTGACAGTAGTAAAATACTATGGTATAATTTAAACATAATAAATTATGTATATTAAATAAATTTAATGTTTTGCTGTTATCTTTCGCGCTCGGCGATTGGTGGCGGTTTTTTTTATTTATATTGTGTATTTTACGGGAGCTTGCTGTTATCTTTCACGATTGGTGATTGGTAGCAGCTATTTTTTTTATCAACCGTCATATGTAAAGGCGGCTGTTATGGTCTTTTGAAGACCGCTTGTTGTAGTAATATGACAAGTATAATATATCAGCCGCCTTCTCCTTGGAGAGTGCGGCTTTCTTTTGTTTTCCGGCTGTTCTATATTTTACAGCCGTTTATATATATCTTACTCTTACTTCTTACTGAAAGGCAGATATTTAATCATGAAAAAGACGTCTAAAATAATAATGGCAGTGGGCATTTGTGCTGTTTTAACAGCAGCACTTACGGTAGCTTTCTCTATTCAAAGGAATAATGATGAAGATATGCCGGAAACAACGACGGTTGTTACGACATATGCAGATGCTTCAGATGTTGAGACTTCTGTTCCTGAGAGTACGTCAAGCCCGGAAAATGCTAAGACAGAAACCAAGGCCACAACTAAGCGCAGAAGTGTTAACAATTCGGTTGTGTCGGTGAAAAGTAACGAGACAGACAGCAACGACGAGGTTGTAGCTGTACGAAGCAACGATGAAGATTTCGAAGCATCCGTTACCAAAGCCGAGAAAAAAGCCGAAGTTGAAGCTTCCAAAGCAGCCGATGAAATACCGGATGCAGAAGAAGTCGAAATAGCACCGAGTGAAGTTCAAAGCTTGTTGAGGCAAGAACAAAGTAATGCCACTTGCGAACATAAAGGGAAATATTCGAGTATGCACGGTTCGGTTTGATTATTTCATTACATAAAATAATTTAGAAAGTCAGCATCTTTTGATGTTGGCTTTCTTTTTTTTGGCTTTGTAAAAAACGTGAAAAAAATGTGAAAAAAATCGTGAAATAAAAATGAAAAAAATCGTGAAAAAAAGATGACATTGACTCCAAAATAAAGCCGCGATATAATAGTTACAGTGATAAGTGCGAGAAAAAAGAATAAACGCAAAAACAACCGAATAACGAACATCAGACCGTTTCCCTATGGGAAGCGGTTTTTTTATGTCCTTTTTTACATTGAATTTTTGTAAAAAGGGCAAATTTCATGATTTTTTCATCATATATAGATGCAAATACAACAAGGAGGAAAAACAAAAAATGAATGAAAACAAAAAACTAACCACATCAGGGAGTTCTGATGTTGAACAGAGCAAAGAGCAGAAGACGGATGAAAAAAAGATATACTTCGCTCGCAATGTGCAGGACTTGGGCGTAGGGTATAAAAAAGGTGAATACAAGCGTGAAAAAGAGAAAAAAGAATATCAGTATCTTACACGCAAGCAGTTTAAGCGGTTTAAACAGGAGCAGGAAGAACGCGGTAAAGACTATCCAATTGACGGCTTTGCAAAGATAAAAAAGAAGTTCAAGGACAAAGGCGACAACATACTGTCTATAAACGGAGACAAATTCGACCATTACAATAAGCGAAGATTTTTCTCGTATACAAAACAGTATGTAAGGACGGGAGAAAACTCCTTTACAAAGATACAGCGTTCGTTAGCCGTAATTATAATTCCGATTTTACTTGTGACGTCTATGCTCGTCGGATTGACGTTTATACCGTCAAAGCCTGACAAGCCACATATGCCGTGGACGCCTGTGATAGAAGACACCACAGGGAACAGCGACAATAACGGTGAGGAACAGCGACCGGCAGGCATACAAGTAAAAGGTTTCACCGAATGGACGATACCGGCAAATAAGACAGAGGGATTAGGTATAGACCTCGAGAACCCTGATGGCAACCCGTGCTATTTCTCGTTTGAAATTAAGCTCAAAGACTCAGGAGAGGTAATATACAAATCAAACATGGTTCCGCCCGGAGAAAAAATACACAAAATAGACATTTCACGTGAGTTCTCGCAGGGTGATTATCCGATTATCATACACATTTACACAAACGAGCTGGAAACCGGCGCCGAGATGAACTCGCCGGAGATGCAAGTAACTATGCACGTCAAGTAAGATTGTTCAGAGACGTGCAATGAAAACAAGACCGTATACAAAAATCTAAATTGAAAGGAGAATTCCTTTGAAAACCAAAGTCTATTACAAGGTACGAGCAGAGCCTTCTTGGGCTGCACTTCATGTTTGAGTGTTGTGTGATACATCAGAGATTACACAATCAAATTACAAAAGACAAAAAATTTCAAGAAAGAAAAAGAGGTAATTAACAATGCATTTTAAGAAAAACGTATTAAAGAAGGCAGTAGCCGCAGCTCTTTCACTTGCGACTCTTTGTTCACTCAGCACAGTAGCTTTCGCTGCTGACAAAACACTTAATCAGGACACCCCGACCGGTACTGCAACCGTCTATTATCAGGCAGGTAAAGTAACCGACCCCGGTACTCCGGAGGACCCGACCGATGATACGGTCAACGGAACATATATAGTAACCATTCCGGAATACATTAAAGCTGCCAAGGTCGGCGAGACCCCGGTAACAGAAGATGTAACTGCCAAAGAAGTCCTTATTCCGTTCGGCAAGACCCTTAACGTAAAGGTTGCATTTGCGGATTCTCTTGTACTTGCTGACAACACAGATACTAAGATTACTTACGACCTTCAGAACAAGGGCACGAAGATAGCAACAGGCGACACCATTCTCAGTGTGGCCGCCGGTACTCCGGATGCTGTAACTTCTACGGCTCTCGGTGCTGTACTTACTCAGGCTCCGTCCTTTTCAGGAACCTATAACGACACAGCTACATTCACTGTATCTGTTGACTAATCTTGTATTCGTAATCGGTCTTGATTGACCCGATTCCATTTTTCAGCGGCTCCTATATATTGCCCCGAACAATTATAGGGGCCGCTTTTCCTATTTCTAAGAAAGGATTGATAAATTTGAAAAAGTTAACAAAACAGATTATATCTATAGCTCTCGGAGCGGTAACAGCCGCAAGCTGTGGAACTATGGCTTTCGCGGCAGATAAGACACTTAATCAGGACACGCCTTCGGGCAGTTCAACAGTTGAATATTCAGAAGTGTCTACATATACGGCGACTATACCAGAATACATCCACCCAGCAGAACTGGGGGAGCAGAACACCTCCGCGTATAGCATCTCTATAGACAAAGCGGTCATCGCGACAAGCGAAACAGTATCAGCAAGCGTAAGTTATGACGGTATGTTGGAAACCGGAGATGGGGCAAAATTACCGTACACTCTTTATTCGGATGCTGGAGCAATAGTGTCTGGTTCAAAAATTATAGAAAAAAGCGCCGGCTCTGAAGACGTTGCAACCTTCTCTTTCGGAGCTGCTTTGAACGAAAGAGCGAGGTACAGTGGTAACTATTCGGATACGGCAACTTTTAGCTTTTCTGTAAAATCTAACATTACAGAATACACATTAGACGAAATAAATGCTAACGAACATCTGTATGCAATAGGTAAAACTAAGCCTGAATATGTAGTGGCAAAATTTAATGAAGATTACACAGAGGTTGAAATTTCAAAAAATGGTAATAACTCTGATGGCTTAATGAAAGATGGAGATTTTGTTACCAACACTAAGCATGCAGCTACATTAAAGACAGCAACAATTTTAACTGGTGTAACAAATATAGGAAAGTTTGCTTTTCGTCTTTGTCCTTCTCTTATGAATATAACGATACCTAATAGTGTAACAACTATAGGCACGCAGGCTTTTTATGCTTGTACAAAACTTACAAATGTTACAATACCTAATAGTGTGATAAGTATAGATGAAGGAGCTTTTTCAGAATGTAGTTTGCTTACTGAAGTAAATATTCCTGACAGTATAACAAAAATTAGCAACGAAACGTTTTTTGATTGCTCTAATCTTGTAGACATAGTGATACCTGATAGTGTGACAACTATAGGCTCGAAGGCTTTTTACAATTGTGGCTTTGAGCGTGTTTCTATTTCTAAAAATGTAAACTATATCAATATGGAAGCGTTTACCTCCCCTAAATTAGAAAAATTTATTGTCGATGAAGCTAATCCAAATTATTATAGCAGAGATGGTGTCTTGTTTGAAAAACCGGGTTCTCCGTATCTTTTGGGTTCTTTGAAGAGTTATCCTGCAAACAAACCGGGTTCGGAGTACACTGTTCCTGCAGATGTTGATATAGGAGCATATGCGTTTGAGAATTGCAAACAACTTACTAAAATAACAATATCAGAACCCAAGTCTGAACTTGCTATAAAGTCCGGCGTTACAATAGGACTGGAAGCTTTTACAGATTGTAGTAATCTTATCAGCGTAATAATTCCTGATAATGTCAGCTATATTGGTGATTATTCTTTTAATAGATGTAGTTCGCTTATAGATATAACTATACCGAAAGGAATAACAACGTCAAATAATACTTTCGTTGGTAGAAGTGCATTTTTGGATTGTTCTTCTATCGAAAATATAACTATTCCAGATGGTATTACAAAAATTCTCCCTTATACTTTTGGTCGCTGTTCTAACCTTACTGGCATAACAATTCCTGCCAGCGTGACAAATATAGCAACTGACGCTTTTAAGGACTGTAATCTTTTGACCACCGTTTACGGCACTGCGGGTTCATATGCCGAAACTTGGGCTAAAAACAATGGTTATACCTTTATAGCTCAGTAAAAAGTTGCTTAATGCTTAATAATGTTAAAAACACCCCTACTTTCGTTTTGAAAGTAGGGGTGTTTTTGTATGTTTACGGGTGTCGCTTATATTATACTTATGCAGTAGCAAAACATTTTAGAATTACAGTATCGTCGTTGTAGTCAATATTGACAAATTATCAAAATAATAATATAATATCTTGTACATAAACAACGAATTGCGGAAGTAACACAACATTGTGTTCTTTATAAATTAACAATTGGGGGAAAAACATGAAAGCAAAACGGTATTTTAAAATTTTGTCGGTATTTTTATCAATGCTTATGTTGATAAGTGTGATACCGATAAACGGGGCAGCAATTGAAAAAATTGATGCGAGTAGCGATACTCAAAATGAAGCAGAAACAAAGTTGGCTTCAGATGGCGAAATTTTGTATGAAATTAACGACAAACGTACTCAAAATAGCAAAACATACAAAAAAAGCGATGGTTCGTATTGTACTTATTTATCTTCTTCAGTTTTACATTATTTTGATGGTGAAGAATGGCGTGATATAAACAATACAATAACTCCTGACGGAAATGGTGCATATAAGAATGTATCTAATTCATTTGAAATAAAATTTCCGGAAACCTTGAAAGAAAATAATAGCATTGATGTTTTAAAAGACGGACATGCTATATCTTTTGTGATTAACGGTGGAGATTCTGATAAAAAAGCTGACATTCAAAATCCAAAAGAAACAGCTGATATAAGCTCTCTTCAGGATAAGTCAGACTCTTCAGTAAGTTATAAGAATGTATTAAAGAATACTGATATACAATATAGTGTTAATGGTAATGTTGTAAAAGAAAACATTATTATAAAAAGTAAGAAAGCAGTTGAAAAAACGTATTCTTATACTGTTTCAACCGACCTTTCTATTGAAAAAAATAATGATGGTAGCCTTATCTTTAAAGATGCTGAGGGTAATAACGTATTTAAAATACCATCTCCGGTTATGTATGACAATGATAAAAACTCGTCTTCGAAAATTGCAGTGACGCTTGAAAAAATATGTGAGGGACAATATATATTAGAGTATTGTCCTGATGAAGCTTGGCTGAAATCTAAGGATAGGTCGTATCCGGTAGTTCTCGACCCTGTTATTTCAGAAGTTGGGGATTCTGTTGTTACTAATACTTGTGTAACGAGTTCAGACCCGGATGCCACAGGAGAAGATTCTTTGCTCTGTTTGTCGGCAGATAATTATATTCCTGATAATTCGTCCGAACCTATAACGGCTATTACATATCTCAATTTAAATAAAAGTCAAATTTTAGATGCTATAGACGGCGCAGTTGTTACCGAAGCTCAACTTATCGGACAAGGCTGTGTTAAAGGAAAAATTGCAATAAAGGAAGTCTCGGACTCTGTTAATTTTTCTAATGTCACTTTTAATACAAGACCTAAGTTATCAAGTGGCATTTTGGATTATTATACAGGGTTTAATGTGTTGCCCGAAAACCCGACAACAGTCAACTTCAACATAACGGACTATATAAACAGAATTGTCAATAATTACTCAAGCAACAAAGGACTTGCTCTTGTTCCGCTCGACAATTCTTCGTATGGTGTGCTGCTCGGCAATACTATTGTGGGAGAAAATAAGAAATCAAACATAGGATTGCTTTTAAGTTATACTGAAGTTAAGGGATATGACAACCGTTATCAATATCATACTCAAAGTATTGATAATGACGAAACGGCATATGTTAACGATTTTACGCGCGATATGTCGATTATTAGAAAAGATATGGCTCTTGATGGTAATGTTATGCCTGTGAACATTTCTTTTGTCTATAATTCAAGTGTCGATTCAATTAAGCACTATGCTGTATCAATTAAAGAAAATGCAGTTCCTGATGTGTATGGAACTAATTGGATAAGTAATTATAATAGGTGTGTTGTTCCAGTTGTAAACGATTCAAATGTTATAACATATAACTATTTAACTGATACAGGAGCGATAATAGCTTTTAATGCAAGCGTGAATACGACGGAAGATAATGATGTAATTGTTTTCGACGAAGAGAAAGCGTCCGTGATTGGCAGTAGTGGGTATTCTATGGAACTTTTGGATGTACCCGATGATTATGATGGCGATTTGCTTGACTATATAGTTGTAAAACGTCCTAATGGGCAAAAGGAACGTTTTGACAAATATGGTAGACTTATTTCTGTAACAAAAACAGTTAAAACATCAAGCGGATATGCTGAACAAAGTATCAATATCGCTTATGTTAGTGACCTTAGTACAGATGGTAATTATTTTGCAATAAAGAGCATAACTGATGGCGTTGGCAGAAAATATCTGTTTTCATATAATACTGCCGGAAAGCTTGAAAATATCAAGTGTTTTATGCCTAATGGAACACAAATACATAGCGCAAATGAATTATATTATATGATGAGCACTTATAAATATGATGGAGAAAATCTTGTTTCTGTAACAAAGAATAGCTCCAAGACATATTCTTATGAGTACAACTCAAGCAACGAAATGGTTTCGGCAAGTGTTGCGTCTCAGTATAAAGTCGGTTTTGGATATAATGATAATGGGAAAATAAATTATATAGAAGAACTTGCCAAAAAGGATTCTTTGTTTGAAAGAGGAAACACAATTGTAGTTAGTTCTGATGGCCCTTATGGAGTGGAATTTAAGGATTCTACCGGGACGATAGTTTATGAGCAGTTTGATAACTTTGGGAAAAATATAGGAACATATGATAACAAAGGTTATTACACATACTTGACAGGTAAAAATAAGGACGTATCCGGTAATATAACTTCGGCTTCAAACCTTTTGTTAAACGGAAGTTTTGAGTCAGGAATAAATTCGTGGGACGGTGAGAATGTTGAAGCGACTGATGTCGTTGATACAACTTTTGATTCGGGTGCCCATTCCATTAAATTCGCCTCGGACGATAAAACAGATAAATACATTTCGCAAACAGTTAATATTTCTAAAAATGCACCCTATACTTTGTCTGTAAAAGTAAAGTCCGCTGAGGCGAATGCTGACAGCAAGCTTACATTGCTTTTGGAATTTTCTGATGCTCATGGCGAGATGCAAAATATTGAAGAGAGAGTAATAACCGCAGTTGGCGGAGACTTTCAAACTTATTCTTTGCAAATAGCACCGAAAGCTTTTGCTGGCTCTGGAAAAATAACTGTTTCGATAGGGCTTGGAGACTCAAACGGTGAGTTCTATGTTGATAGTGCCATGCTTGAAGAGGGTAATGGTATTGGAGAATATGACTATTTGCAAAATGGCAATTTCGAAATTGGTACAGATAATAATATAAACGGTTGGAATAGTGAAAATAGTTATATTAAAAGAACCGATTCTATTTGCAATCGCTCCAAGACAATGCTTAGTTTCCCTCAAGCAAGTATAAACAATAATGTCGAGTTTTCACAAAGCATTACATTAAACGGAAAAAAAGGTGATGTGATTTCATTTGGAGGCTGGTATCGAGGGAAATATGTGGCATCAGATACTACCATGAATTTGAAAACTGCAAACGGACAAGATGTTACATCTGCTTTGCGTTTGTTAAAGGATAGAAATGCTGGCTTTAAAGTTACATATAATTATGTAGATGACGATGGAAAAACCGCAACGGACTCGATTTTTGTTTCTGCAAAGCAGTATATTAAAAATTGGCAATATCTTGCTGATGATGTTACCTTAAAAGGTGACTGTACTGAAGTTACGTTTAGTTTTGTTTACGAAAATTTACCCGGTACTCCATCCATCGCTGAGGTTAGTTTGCATAAAAACTCCGCTGTAACAGACTCCTTAAATGCTGAAAATACTGCCGATACTTCTACTGGAGAAGTAGTTGAAGAGCCTCAACAGTCTACTACCATAACATCTTGCATTTGTGGGGAAGACTGTGCCTATGGCGACGGCTGCATATGTAGCTGTAAAAGTAAGGACTCCTGCAAGTGTTTGCAGTGTAAAAAACGGTTTGACATTGTTTATGATGATTTTGGAAATCTTTTGTCACTCGCGGTAAATGGATATGACCTTAACACGTTGGTTTCAATGTTTAACAAGCGCTCATATACTTCGGACGGAAACTATCTTATGTCAACGGTTTCTGAAAATGACAAGGAAACTACATATAACTATAGCCGAGAGAACGGTTATTTAAAATCAAAAACAGAACCGCAGGGAAAAACAACATCATATTCATATTCGGCAACCGGTAATCTTACAAAATCATCTGTTGCCTTATCCGAAAATTCATCCCTTGATGCAACATATGGTTATGACAATTTGGGTAGAATTACATCCATAGGTCATAATGATTTCCATTATATTATCAGTTATAATACATGGGGTAATGTGTCACGTGTAATGGTAGGCCTTTCCGGGTTGCTTACAGGGAAAGTGCTTGTTAATTATACTTATGACGAGGGTGCATATCGAAATCGTCTTTTAAAGGCATCTTATGCGAATGGTGGTTATACCTCGTATAATTATGATAATAGCGGTAATATAATTGAAATAAGAAATGCCGACAGCGGTTCTGAAAATGCAAAAGTAAACGTCTACAAATACTCATATGATTTGTATGGCAATATGCTTTCTGAAACTGATATTATAAATTCTGAAATAACGAGAACGATATATTATAATGGAAATTCAACCGAAGTTTTGGTCGGTGATAGGCTGGAAAGTTACGAAACGTATGATTCCGATGGTAATGCTGTTGAGATTGTTAATGGAACAGAATTTGTAACAAAGTCTTATGACTCTGAAATATCTACGGATACACAAAACACTAAGAACAGCTCTGCACTATTAAGTAAAGATGCATCCGTCGGCTTTACAGTAACAAATGATTCGTTTGGAAGAACAGTGCAAAAAGAAGTTCTCATGTCTGACCCATTAACTCTTTCTTCAAATTATGCAGAAATAAAGACGGACTATTCTTATCAAAGCTTTGAAAAAGATGGAAAGCACATGGCTTCGAGCAAGACGGAAACGCTGTATAATACCGTGTCTTCTGTTACAGACGGAATAAAAACAGTTGTTTCAACTGAAGGATGTTATTACGAATATGACGACAATGGCAATATAACACACGAATATTCGGTTTCTGCTGATGGTACAAAAACGCTTCGTTATCGCTATACTTACGATAAGGCTGAGCAGCTTGTCCGTTTTGATGATAATGTTAACGGAAAATCATACAAATATAGATATGATGCAGGTGGAAACAGAACAACAATTTATGAGTATCCATTTACTCTTAGTGCTTCGTTCCCTAAATTAAAAAAGTGGACTACGGCTTCATATGGGTTCGATAGTGGCTCAAATTATATGCTTTGGAATGACCGGCTAAAAACATATGATGGTAAGGACATAAAATATGACCTTGAAGGGAACCCTGTGTCATATGACGGTAAATCATATGTTTGGAACGGAAAACAGCTTACAGAAATTAAAGCAGCAGACGGGTCATATACCCAGTACAATTATGATGCAAGCGGACTTAGAACGCAAAAAAAGCAGTATAAGTCAGACGGAACCCTTGAGTATTCGGTTGACTATATTTGGAAAGACGGTAAGATTTCTGTACAAAACATGGTGTATAATATAGAGCAGGAGAAAGATGGCGTAGTAACATATAAACCTATAACGTTTACGTCAAAATTTGTCTATTTCAATAATGAGAATACACCGAGTGCCATTATCTTGAACGGACAGACGATGCTTCTCAAAAAGAATATTCAAGGCGATGTAACCTCTATTATAGAGCCAAGTGGCGAAACTATGATTTCGTTTAGCTATGACCCATGGGGAAATATAACTTATGTTGCTGATGAAAGTCTTGATGAAACCGCAAAAGCCGTAATTACAGCGATATGTCCTGTAACATATCGAGGCTACAACTATGACTTCACGACAGGACTCTACTATTTGCAATCGAGGTACTACAATCCGGAATGGGGTAGATTCCTGAATGCCGATGATACAGAAATTATGCTTGCAAATCCAGATGATGTTTTTAGTGCAAATATGTATCTGTATTGTGATAATAATCCAGTTAACAAGGTCGACTATGATGGATATTATAGCGCAAGAAAGGCAAATGAATATGCTAAAAAATGGTGGAACGGTTTTAATCCTAAATATAAAACCTTTGATAGAGCGAGGGACTGTGCAAATTTTGTTTCTCAGTGCCTGTATGAGGGCGAATTCTCGCCTATGACACTATCTTGGTATAATGTAGGATATGGTAATGTTGGTAAGATTGGTTCATCTTGGGGAGCGGCAAATGAGTTGAAAAAATGGTTGGAGGTACGAACAACAACTGCAACTATTTCTTCTGTTATTGAAGTGAATTTCCTTGCTTTGTTATTACTATTATTTAAGCGTTCTTACTGCTCAATTGTAATTATTTTTGATAATGATAACGATGGGAAATATGACCATGCTGCTATAAATGGATATATAGACCCATTCAAATTGGACATATACTTTTATGCACATTCAGTTCCGAGAAACGGACAAAAGTATTATGGCAGTAGAGCAAAGAGAAATATTTCGCTTATTGATTTTTTGAATAAATATGGGGGCACAATCTTTATATCATTGCTCTATTGAATTTGAAAGGAATATTATATGAAAAACAAGAAAAATAAGAAAGCTGTTACTGTTGTATCGGTAATTTTAATAGCGCTGATTTTGATTGCGGTTGCTGTAATATCTGTGCACAAATACCGTGAGGCAACCACAAATAAAAACATTCAAAAAATCAATATTTCGTGGTCTGAATTTTATCCGACGAATGAAAATGATTTGAGCAAATTTCCCGCTTATACCGTTAACGACTGCGATGTTTTTTGTACGTATAAAATCAATGATAACGGCACAGGCGATACTGTGGTAAGAACAGATTTAAAAATCAGTGACTATGTTCCGTATACAATCAAATACACTTTAAAAAATGATTCGGATTATAACATTGAAAGCACACATATTTGCGGACAGTATTCTTCCGATGTCGTTATTACAGAGGTTAATACAGATTGGGGCTATTGGTATGGTCCTTCCATAAGCTCGCACTCACAGCAAACTTTTGAATCGCTTGTTTGGGTAAAAAAAGATTTAACCCAAAGTCAGGTAGACGAAATTTTCAAAACATTAGAATTTAACTGCGATATATCGGTTGACTGTACATCCGGTAACGAATGGAATCCAAAGACTGTTACATTGAAATGTTCACATGAATAATTCTCTGTTTTAGTCGCACGTAACGTGTTTTTATGTATATATCATTGTACTGATTGTACATATAACAAAGCACCCTCTACTTTCGTTTGAAAAGTAGGGGGCGTTTTTTGCATTTAAGGGCAAATCAGACGTTTTTTTCGTCATATATAGATGTGAAAATCAAGTAGTCCCTCTCGTGTGACTTGCGTAAAAGCCGCCGTAAAAACAAGCGGAGAGTTTGTGGTGAAACCATCTCGTCAAAAAAACCACGTTAAATATGGCACGGGGAGAGCTTGGCTCCCCACCTTTATATGCAAGATTAGTGTTAACGGTCAGCACATCAGTTTTCCAAACTGAGGGTGGGAGTTCAAATCTCCTATCTTGCTCCAAAACGCTCCATAAAAAAAGTAAAAAGGGGAGATTTTTTTGAATACAGAAACCAAGTTCCAAACGGTCGGGAAATACAAAGTTGACGTTGCAAATGCAACAAATCAAGCAATACGTTTTGTGAAAAGCAATCCGTGTTGTATTTGTTCATGTGAAAACTTTTGCCCTATAAAATACAAGGGTACGTGTAAGATTTGGATAAATCTGAAATCTGCATTATTTGCGGTTGAGGAGGTAAAGGAATGATGAGAAAAAGGAAAAAATTGACAGCGAGTGAAATTCAGGTAAATCAACAGTTCGTTAGCTATACAGTAGGTAATTCTACTTGTATGCCTTGGATGGACTATATAAAAGAAATAAAGGATGACTGTATTGTAATATACGACAAGACAAGACCAAATTTAGGCTCTGAGGAAATACCAAAGACAGCTATATTTGAAGTTGAGTTGTCCGATGAAGAATATAACGCTAAATATTATGATGCCGCCAAAGAGGTGTTTGACATTTTGTCCGGCAGCGAATTTTTGGGCGACCATGGTTATCACGAAATGTGGAATGCTTGGATAGGATGCAGCTGCCAAGAAATGTATAATAATCTTAGAGAAGAGAAATTAACTTTGATAGGCTGGTTTTGGCTATCTGAGATAAAACACGGCTGGTTTTCTGATAGTGATATTGGCATTATAGCCGAAAATAAGGAAGGCAACAGATTTTGGTGTCATTGGGAGAAAACCGCTATCGACAAAATGTGTGAACGTTACAAAGAACAAAAGAACAAGTGAAAATCAGAAGAAAGAAAAGAGGTATAAAGAATGTCATTTGATATATCAAAAATAGACACGCAAGATGTTGTAAATGCTATTAAGCTTTTCATGAAAGAACAGGAATATGACGGCTTTGCCGTGAATTGCCAAACAAGAGAAGAAGCAGAAGTGTTTTTATCAGGTCTTCACGCGATAGGGAGATATTGGAGTGAAGACCAGCCGATTATAAAAGACGGCAATGTAATAACTTACTATAAATATCGAAGCGAAACTTGTTATCGTTTTTTCTTGCAAGAAAAGAATGTAATGAAGGCTCAAAAGTCTTACTACGAAAAGAAAGGGATAACGATATATACCTTCTCGGAGCTTATAGAAAATTATCTTAACCTTACCCCCGATAAGACAAATAAAAACAGCGATGCAGAACATCAGTCTGAATTACTCGAAAATACAAAATCAAAACCGGAAACGCCGAACACAACGACTGCGACTGCAGCCGAAAACGAAAAGACGGTTAATAACGATGGACCTAAAGATGTTCGCAAGGAAATGGCCGCCAGAACGTCTCAGGCGGCTCAAAATGATGCTTTGCCGAACATATGTAGAATTCTTAATGTAAAGGTAAAAGAACCGTTTTACATAGAGTGCAGCCGTATTTTGCTGTTTCTACCAAACACCCCGTATAGAATCAACGAAAACGGAATGAGAGAGTTTTTGGCGGATGCAAAAAACGAAGCTTGGGTTCCGTGTAACGACGAAAGAGAATTGGCGTACCTTATATGTCATCCGGAGATTGTCGTCAAGAAGTAATGTCAGTAAAAGTATGAGGGAGAAAAGATTATATGGAAACAACAAAGAAAATATTTTGTTTGTTAGCGATACAGTTAGCCGTTTTTGCGATTTTCGGAATTGTATGGCACGTAAATTTTCCCAACATACCGTTGCTCAACGAGAACGGTGTGCCGAACTTCTTTTGCGTGCCGATTTAATACTTCAGGCAGGTGATGTTGCGTGAAAAGAATTTTTAAAACTCAGAAAAAGAAGTTTATATCTGTTGTGATTGCGCTTGCGTTATTACTGTGTACGTGTTGCTTCGTCAGTTCTGCTGCGGCCACAAGTATAAGAATAAACGTCAGTCAGGTTACAATCCAATCAGGCGGACAGTATCAGTTGTCGGCTATAATTATGCCCTCAAATTCAAGCAAAACATTAAAGTGGAGCAGTAGCAATAGCAGCGTTGCTTCTGTTAATAACAACGGGCTTGTTACCGGAAGAAATTCCGGTACGGCAACAATAACGTGTACTACAACAGACGGAAGCAATTTGTCTGCTTCTTGTACCGTAACTGTCGCTCAGTTAATATCTTCAATAAGCATGCAAGGCAATCTTGAAATATATACGGGCAGTTGCCAAAGATTATCGGTAACAATTACACCTTCAAATGCTACAACCAAAGGCTTGAGGTGGAGCAGCAGTAATAACAATGTGGCCTCTGTTAATGACGGAGTAGTAACCGGCATAGCGCCGGGAACAGCAACAATAACGTGTGTTACAACGGACGGAAGCAAGAAATCTGCATCATGCACGGTAGTTGTAAAACAGGGCGTAACCGGCATAACACTCAACAAGGCCAATGTCACGTTGGGCGTTGGAAACTCGGCGCAGCTGACAGCTTCGGTGCATCCGAGTAATGCGTCAAATAAAAGTGTCAGTTGGAGCAGCAGCAATAACGGGGTAGCTTCGGTTGACAATAGCGGACGTGTAACGGGTAACGGAGTAGGAACAGCGACTATAACCTGCAGAAACGGCGATATAACGGCATACTGTAATGTTACGGTAGCAAATGTATCAAACGGTAATGCCTATGTACCTTCTGGCACTCACAGAAACGGAAACAGCGGTTCGGCGGGACCGGGAAATACTGTTACCGTTCCAAACGACAGCAGCAACAGTGGCAATGACGGCAACGACGTAAACAACGTCCCTGAAAACGAGGGTGATGTTATAGAATTGCCATCGGATGATTTTAGCCAAGCTGTTGAAGATTTGTTTTCAAAGAACAACGATGATTCCTCAAAAAAATATGAAATAACGGATGTTATGAAGCTTCAAGTAAGGCAAAGCAAGAAAGAAAATCCTATAACGATAAGTTGGACTGCTGTTAAAGGCTTTACCGGATATGAAGTGTATGCTGCTAAAAAGGATGGTAAAAAAGAAACTTCCGATGAGGATTATGTTTTTCTCGGCGAGACAACGGGGAGTTACTATGAAATAGTGAACTTTAAGCATAAAAAGACATATCAGGTTAAAATCAGAACGTATATGATAAACGAAGAAACGGGGGAAAAGAACTATTCTGATTTTACGGATATTGTAACAATAAAGACTAAAAGCATGAAGTTTTCTCAATGGATAAAGAGTCTGTTCGTTAAGATGTACTAAAGCTTTTAATGATATTTATGTAAAGTGCCGAAAGCGATATTTGTCGTCCGTTTTTTCGAGTTAATTGCTTGACAAGAAATAAATACTATGGTATCATATTGACATAATAAAGATATTAAAAAGTAATTTGTTGCTGACATCCTCTTTAGGGGCTGTCAGCTTTTTTGTTTATAAGTTTTACTTAATTTCTACTGTAGTAGATGCTGCTATCTTTCACGATTGGTGAATGATGGCAGCTATTTTTTTTATCAACCGTCACATGTAAAGGCGGCTGTTAGGGTCTTTTGAAGACCGCTTGTTGTAGTAATATGGCAAGTATAATATATCAGCCGCCTTCTCCTTAGAGAATGCGGCTTTTTGTGTTTTTTACGCAAAAAAATCACCGCAGCGACTACTTAGATAATCACTGCGGCATTAAACAATTTTATTTCGCAACTTTAATAAATTAAGGAGAATTATTATTATGACAACAGATAGAAAAAACATTATTGATGATGAGATTTTATACGTGTTCGACATGGAGGGAGAAAACAGAGCGTTCAGCCGTAAATCTGTCCTTGCTTGTGCAGGAGACGAATATTTCGGTGATGACTATTCATACGACGAGTATGGAATTAACAAAAACGACGCTGCGTGGAACGACGCATATGTTTTCTGATTTTCTTCACAGCTTTTCACTTAATATCTACTGTGGTAGATAATTTTAATTTAAGGAGTTTCTATCATTATGACAACAAATAGAAAATCATCAAAAAAGGCGAAGAATGCATCACTTCACATGGATGCGAAAACAATTAAGCTTTCCGACACTACATCTTTCAAGAAGTCGTTTTTGAAAAACGGTTGGGGAGTAAAAACGAAAAACGGCCAGTGGTTTACAGTTACAAAGATAACCGGATACGGAACGGCCTTTGTTAACGCAGAGACGGATGAGGTTATCTCAGCTCGTCAGTGGAATTCGGTTATGAAACATAAAACCGACAAAGACCTTGACATCGTGCTTGTGGCACAGCCGTGCAATATAGATGATTTTATAGAAAAGAATTTTGAATCATACGCGGTGGCGTATATTTACAAGGAAACGAAGAGAAACAATGGAAATCCGAAAAAGGTTTCCGATGTCTAAACGTCTTTTTCGAAAGCCGGCACTATTTAGGTGTTGGCTTTCTTTTTTTAGTTTTTTTTGAAAAAATCGCGCAAAAAGGGCAAATTGGCAAGTTTTCTTGTCATATATAAACAGAAAGGTAAATCCTATCACTACAATCAGAAAGAAAAAAAGAGGTATTAAAGCAAGATGATGAGAAGAGCAGTGAAGACACGCAAAATTGATTACGATACGGCCGTCTCGTTGTTTAAGAGACAGTTTGATGAGTTGAAGAAAAGCATTGAAAAAACAGGACTTGCATCCGATTGGGTTGATAACAAACCTATGATTACGGATAAAACGAATTTTATTCCTGCCGGTACAGCGGAAGGTATGGGAAGTAAATGCAAATGCTTTCAAGGGTTCTTCATAACCAACGAATACGGGGCAATCAAGTGTGCATTGGCGGACAGCCCTTTGCCCGGAGCTATATACAATATAGTATGTTCAGACTACAAAAGAAAAAGCTGCCCGTTATACGAAAACCGCGATATTGCCAAGAGGTGTGCGGAAGACGGGTTTATGGAAGAACAGATAAGCAAAATAGAAAAGACAAGGGGAAAATAATATGCGACATTTGCGAAATGTTGTCGTCTGTGCTATAGTTATAGCAGTGTTTGTCGCTCTGTTTTCTTTGCTCCGAAAAGAAAATACGCCGAAAAGCTATGAGCCGCCGATAAGCGAGACAACTCAGACGGTTGTAGCCGAAAAGACGAATTTAGAAAAAGTCAAACTTATTAGAGTGGTTGACGGTGACACGGTTATCGTTCGAAAAGAGAATGGTAACAATGTAAGGGTTCGCTTGATAGGTATAGATACACCCGAAAGTGTTAACCCAGACAATTCGAAAAATACGGTATCCGGGAAGGCAGCTTCTGCTTTCTTGAAGAGTAAAATGGAAGCAGGAAAAGACTACTTTCTTGAATATGATGTTGAAAGAGAAGATAAGTACGGAAGAACTCTCGCATATCTATGGGACACTGACCACACACAGAGCGATAAGGAATACATAGTTTCTCATATGGTTAATGCTATGCTTATAAACGAGGGCTACGCTACAACAATGCAGATAGACCCTAATGTCGAGTATTCAAAAGTGTTCGACGAAATTAAGGACGATGCAAAAGAAAACAAGAAAGAATTGTGGACCGCAAAAGATACACATTGGTCGTAAAAGAGGTAAAAGAGGTAAAAGAGGGTAAAAGGGAAAGTTATGTTTACATCAACTCAAGTCAGCAAATATATTATGTATTTGTGCGACGAAAACAATATAGAATTAAGCGCCGGACGGCTGCAAATCATACTTTTCCTTCTGCAAAGGTATTACTGTGATTTCCATTGTGAACGGTTAATATCTGACCCATGTTACGCCTGTGTAGGACCGGTGTTTGACGATGTAGACGTTTTGTATCCTGACAGAAACGCAATTGTAAAATCCGAAAGTTTTGCAAAAGAAAAACAACCGCCAAGGAAATATCAAAGTAAAATTAAGATGTTTCTCTCGATTTTCTTTCAGAACAACGGCGATAAGTCGGAATTTCGGTTGATACAGGATATACAAAAAGACGCAGCGTTCAGAAAAGCACGAGAGAACAAAAAGGACAACGAAATTTACTACAAATATTTCTACGAAGAATTACAGCCATACGACGACTGAGAAGGAGGTGTTGCTTATGGCAAAGAAGAAAAGTTTTACCGATATGTTAATTAAGGTGTTTGTTGACGGTTCAGATAAGGCGTGCAAAACGGTATACGTGTTGGTTGCGTTGTTCAGCATAGCTGTTTTCGCTTCCGCTTTAGCTTTGATGCTTCTTCCGGTAACACCGGATAATCTTGGACTTTTCCAAGTAATAGGAACATGTTCGCCTTTTGCGAAAATCGGTCTTATGGTAACTATTATATTTATGTTCTTCGTTGCTGGGAAATAATCCTGCTACCCCAGCCATGGCACCGTTTTTTAATTATCAAAATTTTTAAATCAAAACCCCACCGGCGGCAAGTGTCATCGGTGGGGTTTGTTATTTATGATTTAATTTTCACGCATTTATAATTTATAAGAGCAGTTATTTTTTCCTTCTTTGGTCGGTCCACGGCTCGCTTTCTTTAATAAGCCACATTTTCCCAAGCTTCACTGCCGGTAACAACCCTCGACTTATTTTGTGGCGGACGGTCGAGGTATCAACCCCGTGCTTTCGGGCGTAGTCAGACACGGACATCATTTTATCTCGGTAACCGTAAAGCGCAATTTCGCTGCGCTCGACTATATCTGCTCCGCAAGCTTCGACGGCTTCGGCAAAGGTTTGAAATTCTGAGACAACGCCTGCGCCTATTGATAAGCAATTTTTAAACGCTTTGGCGCAGATAAATTTTCCTTCCGCATTTATAAAAACTGCGTAATCCTCGCTAACCTTAATCGCAAAAAACTCGAACGTTCCGTCAACATAAATAAAATGCTCGTTAAGTGCTATTTTGTCAAAGTTAATATTTTCAAGTCCATTTTTTTTAAGTGTTTTCATTTTTTATCAGTTCCTTTAACATAATCATCAATCCATACTGTTTTGCCGCTCTTATAGTGGCGAAGGTGCCCTTTTACGCCGAAAACACCTTCCGGCGACAAATGCGAGCCGACAGGAACGAGTATTGGTTTATCGTGCAACTCTCTGATTAGCCAATTTTGGTCCTTTGAATATAAATCAACTTTTCGATTCAGAATTTGAAGTTCAAAAAACAAGGCGTTAACATCGGAAGCGACTGTAATGACTGTGTTTACAACTTCGTTTAGCATTTCGTATTCTAAAGGTTTAAGAAGTTTATATTTAATATTGAAGTCGTTTTTTTCACTTTTGTCAAATTCAACAAACAACTTGATTGCGGTGCCTTCTTCGTTAACGATATTTATTTTGTATCCTTGCTTTTTTACTTCGCAAAACGCTTTATAAGCGTTTTCGAAAATTAAAACAAATTTGTTAAAAAATCGGAATTCATCCCTCGCGTAATATAAAACAGTATCTTTGTGCGTCGGGGTCCATTTTTCAGGGGCGGAATGTCCGACCTTATCAATATAAATGTTAATTGCCACTAACCACAAGCTCCTTTTATTTCAATCTCACAAATCCTGTCGGTGCATAATGTGTCCCTTAGTTCTCTTATATAATACCACGTTAGCGTGGTATTGTCAACAGAAATAAAAAAGCAAAAACACTTCAGTTGGAGTTTTTTAAAACAAAAATGCAAGTCAGCATTTCGCATTTTGAGAATGTTCCCTCTCCAAGAAGATTTTGCTTACAGCGTTGACAATAGGTGGATAATATGGTATAATCCTAATATAATATAAATATAAAATATAACCTATATCTGCTATCTCTTTTGGGGTGGCAGATTTTTTTATTTTAAAAGAAAAATTCAGAGTTGTATCGGTACAAATTGTGCTGCTGCGGCTCTTTTTTTATTTTAGAAAGGAGAAAAATTATGTCAACAAAAAAATATGAAATTGTAAAAAGCAAAAGCATTGTTTACAATGGAAGACCGCTTTATAGAATAAGAGCATTAAGGGATTTCAATACCGTTACCGGAGAAACAGTTTTCAAGGGCGATTTAGGCGGTTTTATTGAAACTGAAAATAATCTTTCACAAGAAGGATATTGCTGGATATTTAACAATGCAAAAGTCTATGACGACGCCAGAGTTTCAGAAGATGCTAAGATTTGTGGCGACGCCGAAATCTTTGGTAGTGCAGAAGTGTTTGGCAACGCAGAAATCTCCGGCAATACTCAAATTTTTGATGATGCTCATGTTTGTGGTAATGCTAAAGTTTACGGCAACGCTCAAATTCATGAAAACGCTCAAATTCATGAAAATGCTGAAATTCGCGACGACGCCAGAGTTTATGGTAATGCCACAATTCTTAGTGAAGCCAAAATTGGCGACTACTCTCAAGTTTATGAAAACGCAATTGTAAGCGGTAATGTTTGGGTTTATGGCAATGTAAAAATTTATGGGAATGCGAAGATTTGCGAAAAAGCTCATATCCACGGCAATGCGGAAATTTGTGGTTTCGCAAAGGTTTCTGGCAACGTTTGTGTTTATGAAAATGCAGTTGTAAGCGAGTTTTCGGAAGTTCATGATGATGCTAAAGTCTGCGGCAAAGCAAGAGTTTACGGTTTTGCAAAAGTTTGCAATTTTGCTAAAATTCTTGATAATGCTCAAGTTTATGACGATGCAAAAATCCAAAATAACGCTGTAGTTCGCAAAAATGCCGGAGTTTTTGATAAAGCTGAAATTTGCGATAACGCTTTGGTTGATGATAACGCTTTAATTTGTGACAACGCTCGAATTTATGGTTTTGCAAAAATCTTTAATAAAGCCATCGTTTATGGTAATGCCAAAGTTTATGGCAACGCACAAATATTCGGAAAAGCCAAAGTTTATGGCAACGCAGAAGTTTACGAAAATGCAGAAATTTTCGATTATGCCTTTATTTTTGGCGATGCTAAGGTTTTTAGTAATGCGAAGATTTTTGGCACTACTTGGCTGTATGGTGCTGCCAAGATAGGTGACAAATTAAGTCTAAATAAAGGAAAATACATTTTTGCAACACTTAATGAAGATGAAACATTAAGCAAAATTGAACCTATTTGCTATAAAATCAGTTTTACAGTCAGAGTGATAGAATTGAAACTTCCTATCGAACAAGGTTATATTGAAAGCCTTGTTTCTCAATTCGCTGAATATAACAAATTGGCTGATTCTTTTTGTGAACGAACATATTTATCCCCAAAAGAAAAAGAAATTCTTGCAATGCTGTCACAGTGCAAGGAAGATGTAAAAATTTTAAAAAAAGTGGTGTTGAAAATGAAAGTAAAAAAAGGAGAAAAAATAAAATATGAGTTTTAATTATTATACAGTCGAAGGCATTGGTGTCACAGCGAGCAGTATTGCACCGTTTGTCAATCCAGAAAAAGTCATTTAGTGTATCAAAAAGCTATATCCTTCCGATTTGGAGAACATAGAGACTGATACGAAAGACATTAACGATATTGGCGAATTGAAAAAAATCGTAGACGGATATATTTGTCTCGGCTGGTATTACAGCAATATCTGTGAAATGCTTGCCTGTATGAATGTATTATTCGAGTCCGGGTCGAGCGAAGACGAAGATTATTTGTTCTATCCTCGTAAATATCCGTGGGAAATGAAAAAAGATGAACCAAAAACTATTCAAAAGGTCCACGAGATTATTATTGACACAGTTCTACTTGTTTGTGATATGACAAGAGAACAAGTTGAAAATCTTATTAACGACGATATTTACTTTTGCCACGTTCTCCTTTCATAAACATATTGTGGTTAAAATTATGTATGAGCTTGTTGACCTTGTATTATAATATGTTTATTGACTTTTTATGTAATGTGTGATATAATAATTACATAATAAAAATTTAAAAATAACTTATATCTGCTATCTCTTTGAGGTGGCAGATTTTTTCGTTTTAAAAGAAAAAACATAGAGTCGTATCAGTGTAAGTGCAAAATACACTGCTGCGGCTCTTTTTTTGTTTTTTATTAAATTAAATTTAAAGAAGGAGAAATTTGTATGAATTCAGAAGAAAAAATTAAGATTGAGTTTAACAAGAAAATTCAGTCGGAAATGGAAGAATTTCGCAAAAGAATGACAAACGAATCATCAGAATATGTTTATTCAGCTTGCGAAAAGGTCTGCTTTGTTGAAACGCTTTATGATATGTTGTTTTGCACTAACATTTCATCAGACGCAAAGAACATCATCAATTTTGATGTTATTAAGTGGCTTAACGACAAAGAAAAGCCATTAGAATTCTTGTATCAGGAATTTGAAAAAGAAAAATATGCTTTTTCAAAAAATTGGGATGAGCTTATTGACGTTATTGAGTGTTTGTATCTCTTTGAAGAAAACGAAAGACTCAAAAGTCAGTTGAAAGAGCAGGAAGCAATAAGAAAACTCGCCGAAGGTTGTATTTACGATATTGAGGATGCACTTTATCGAGGAGATAAAAATGATAGAGCATCCGAAGCGATAGATGAGTTTGAAGAAAAAGTGAAAGAATTGAAAGGAGAATAATAATGGCTTGCTTTGCAGAAACAGATTCAAAAGAATCGACAGAAAAATTTTTAAAAACTATTGATAACGAAGTCAAAGAGTTTCGTGAAAACTATGCTTCTTTTCTTTTTCCGGAAGAAGTCTACAAAGACTACTATATAATCTTCTTTATCGAATCTTATTTCAACATGTTCTTTTCGACAGCTGACGAAATAGGCGAAGATGTTATTTGTTGGCTTAACAAACAAAAAAATCCTCTTGAGTTTTTATACGGCAAATGGTTGTCGTGCGACGGTAATTTTTCCGAATCTTGGGAGGATATGAGCAATTGGGTAAAACAATTATTCAACGAAGAAAAGGCTGAAAATATTTAAGGAGGCAAACAAAATGATAAAAGAACTTGAAATCAAGAAAGTAAGAGGGAGATGACCGTAATGAATAAATGTTTACTTGAAAAGCTTATTAACAACGGCACACCGGATATGTATGCTGCTTTTGCAGAAACCATCAAGCAGGAAATTGCAAGCGATGAGGATACATACGAAAGTATAGGATACAATCTGCTGAAAGCACTATTAACCGACGATGCCGACGATATTTCGGTAACATTATGCGGTTGGTATGTTGATACTTTGCTGGCTAAAGCAAGAATTGTTCCGGATACAAAAGTGGAATTTTATGATTCACCTTTGTACGCAAACATCGTTTCAGTTGATATTAGCGGCAAAGAATATCTTACACCTTGTAAAGTTAATATGCAGACTTTTGAAGTGTATGATATTCAAACAGTTTTTGAAGGCTACGATGGAATACCATACGATGCTGAAATCGTAGAAGAATGTATCATCTTTGACGATATGGAAGATTATCGTTTTCCGTTGAAGCCAAAAGACGAAGTTTTCGGACCGAACTGTTATCAAGATGATGAAGACTTTGATTATTCTGAGGTTGTCAGCTATTGGTACGGCGAGAGTTAGCCGCAGACAGTTGAAACGGTTGAGTGCAACACAATAAAGGAGTTACAAGGCAATGAATAATAACACGGTTAAAATCACAGTCACAGACAGCAGGGGCGATTTAGTCCTTGCTACAACTTCGGAAACATACGCAGCGGACTTACAAAATAATAAAGATAAGTTAAATGTATGGTGGCGTTGCAATGTGGAATACGATAACGGCAAGGTTGGTTATGACTACCCCTGCAATCATAATGGGAAAAAACCGCGAAAGGTTATATTTGTGAATGGCAGGCTAATTTATGCTGATTACAATTTCAGCATTGAGGGTGTCGAAAATGTTTGCAATACACTCGAAGAAATGTTTGATATTGACTTTAAAAGCAACGAACAGCCGAAAGAACTGTTTGAACAAGACAAGGCATATAAAAATTATATGCAAGTAAGGAAGGAGTAGCGTAATGACTTGGGAAGAATACTCTAAAAAGCCGGGAATTGTACCTTGCGTTAGAGACGCAGATGGACTTGTAGTAGCTCTTTGCGTTGGCTATTCCGACGAAGAACTGCACGAACTCTGCAAAAGACATCGTGGGTGGTACATATCATACTACAAAGAATGAAAAGGAGTAAAAAATTGAAAGTATTTGTTGTTATTGACGAATCTGTTTATCAAATGGAAAGTGATGTTTTTGTAAAAGTCTCTTCAAATTACAAGTCAGCGAAAAAATACTTCGATGACACAGTAAAAGAGAGAAAGAAAAACGACCACTTGTTTGTTGATTTGGAAGATGAAGATTTGGTAGTAGAAGAAAGCGAAAACAGTTTCTGCGCTTACCGAGATGGTTGTTACTGTACGGACCACATTAACATTTCCATTGAAGAACAAGAAGTAATTGATTAAATATTAGGAGGATAAAATATGTCGCATTTTGCAACTTTAGTAATTCACAAGGAAGGTGCTGATATTGATGAAATTTTAGCACCGTTTTGCGAAACGGATGAGGATTTCTTTGAATTTTATGATTTTACAGATAAATTAAAAAAAGAATATAGCACCGATACGGCTAAAAGAGTAAAAATGCCGGACGGTAAATACTATGACTGTGGCGATAAAATATTCGCAAAGGAAGTTTCCAAAGAGGAATACTATAAAAATCAAAACGGTGAAACACCGACACAGTTTAGAAGCTATATAAGTTTCGGAGGAAACGGACTCGACACAGAATATATACTCTATGATTACATAGAAAAAGGCGGTGTTCTTGCTGATGTTCCTGCAAAGGAAATTATGACGCTCGGAGAATACGCAGAATATTGCGGATATTGTAAGTGTAAGCAAGATGAAAATATTCCTGATGAAGACTCTGTGTTCGGATACTATTTCAATCCGAACGCAGAGTGGGATTGGTTTCAAATCGGCGGTCGCTGGAACAACTCCATAAAAACGAAAAGTGGCGTTTTTTGTAATTCTTGTAAAATCGGTGAAATTGATTTTACACCGGACGAAAGAAATATGAAAATAAATCGTCGCTTTTGGGAAATTGTCGTTGACAAAGAGCCGCTTGAAGAAGGCGAAAAAAAGCCGTTTTGTTTTTATACAGAAGAATATCTGAAAAAACTTTATGGCGATAAAGAAACTTATGCTCTTTGCAATTCCACTTTTTCTACATATTCAATCTTAACGCCGGATGGCGAATGGCTTGAACCGGGAACAATGGGCTGGTTTGGTATCAGCTCGGCAACAGCGAACGAAGAAAGAGAATGGTATAAGTCTTATCAGAGCATCATTAAAAAGTTCGCAGAAGAAAATCCTGATTATGTGGTAACGCTTGTTGACTGCCACATATAAAAGACAATGAACAATAAAAAATTAAGGAGAAACTGTAATCATGGCTAAAAATAATGAAAAAAGAGTCTTTGAAGTTTCACAGGAACTTGACAAAATGTCAAGACTAATTTGCTTCAAGTATGACGCAGGCATCCATCTTCCGGAATCGGTAATAGATTGGATGACGCAAGAGTTTATTTGTCTCTATGATGCTGATGAGGATTATCCTACTCTTATGCCGGATGAGGTAATTACTCTACGCCTTATGCTTCGCTATATACAGAGGGAAGATTTATAAATAACGGTCGCTGTAATGCGATTTGAAAGGAGAGTTTTATGGATAGTGAAAGCATAATTCTTAACAAACAGAAAAATCTTGCTGAAACATATAAGTATAAGCCCTTACCTCCACTGATTTCAGTACAACAAAGGCAGGAATACTTGGATGCTCTTCCAGAAGGATTTGATGTTGACGGAGATAAAAACTGTAATATTTATTCAAAAAGCGGCACATTGATAGCAACAGGGTATAACAGAGTTGTTATTGGCGATTATGGCGCTTTTGTTGAGTTCGATAAAACTCAAGCAATAAAGCAAAATATCAAAGTAAAAGTAGGGCAGGAGTATCGCTATAATGACAAACAATATTCCGAAAATGTAAAATATCTCTGGCTTACAGCAAAGGATAATTCTGATTGTAAAATTTACTTTCAGAAAAAGACTGTAAATTACGCAGATTACAAAGAAGGGATGTTTTACATAAGCCCTTACGAAGTAAAAATTGAAGTAAAAAAATAAAAGGGAGAAGATATGAAGTTTAATACTGCACAGAAAATGCTTGACTTTATCAACGGTAAAAACGGTGATGTCAGCCACGACCTTTACAGCCCGAAAGCAGAAGTTTATGTTTTCGGCTACAATGATGCAGGCTCAATAGCAACATACCACATAACCGAAAAGGATGCGATGGAGCTTTCAGCCCTTGCAAATAAAAACGACGATTATTGGTGCGCCTTCCTCGGACCCGGCGGCGAGATATGGGATGACCCGTCATATGAAAACTTTAGCGAGGGCGAGATAACTAATCTTGACCGCTGTGAAGAGCTGTTAGAGTTTGGCGATTGGGTCGATACACGTAATTTTAATAAGTCGAGCGGGGTGGTAATGTGAAACGCAAAATTTCACCCAAAGACGAATTGAATCGTCTTGTGTACGAACTTATGGATGACTGTGACCGTTGGAATGAAATTTACGAAAACGGAACAAGCGACCCATTCTACTGCGACGGTACTAATCTAAACCTTGTGAGAAATCATATAATTTACGGAAAAAGACAAATTAAGGCGTTCGTAACCGAACATCCCGAATTGACAATTCCGAAAGAAGTCAATAGTGTATTTGACCCGGGTGAGGTCCCGGATAATTATATGGCAAACCCGGAAAAGATTATCAAAGAAGCAAAAGAAAACCTTGCGCTTTATGAGCGCGACGAAAATTATCTTTATCTTCTATCAATCAACAGGGAATTGTCTGACAAGGAAAGAGAAAAAACATCAATATCGGCAGTTTTGGGCTATCATAACCGCTTGGTTGAGGCAATCGCAAATAACGATTTAGTCTTAATGAGGCTGCATCGAAAAGGCAGCACATATCAAGAATCGTTTAAGACTTGTGCCGAGAAGGTTAAAAAGTGCATTTCCGAAAGAAAAGATAATGAGCAAGAAAATGTTCAGTTGTCGTTGTTCGAGTAGGATATGCCGTTCAATGTAACCCGTAAGACAGCTTTTTCTGCTAAGAAATAGTTTATAACTTAGAAAGCCAACACCGTTCGGTGTTGGCTTTCTTTTTTCGCATAAAGCGCACAAAAAGGGCAAATCTTTTCGTTTTCCGCTCATATATAAATGTAGATAAACAAAATATGTTTACAACAATGAAAAGGTGAACATACTAAACACGTAAGAACAGAAAACGGGGAGGCAGATTATGCGTAACATTGCGATTGCAGAAGCAAAGGATATGGAGATTGTCCGGCGAAACGATAAGAACGGAAACGAACTTGATGCTTCTGTCAGACTTACAAAAGAAAACTGTCCCGAACTACAGGAAATACTGAACGAATTGTATTTCGGTTCTAATATTTTGTTGGTTGACTCTACTGTTACCAACAAAGGCTATGTAAAGGAAGACAAAAGTTCTACCGAGAAAAGAACGGCGTAGAAAAGGGAGAAAATTCTTGTTGAAAAAATCAAATGTGATGATATAATGGAAAGTGCAAGCTTTCCATTATTTTTTTGTTTTTTCGGAGGTGTGATTTTTCACAAATGGATAAACAGAGGCGACAACAGAAAAGTCTCAAGACACAAACAAACAACAGTCCTGTCACGGCTTTGTATGTAAGAGTTTCAACGGACTCTCAGTTTGAGGAAGGATATTCTGTTGAGGCACAGCAGAAAAAACTGAAACAGTGGTGCGTATTGCGCGATATTACCAATTATGAATTTTATATTGACGGTGGTTGGAGTGGTAGCAATATTAACCGTCCAGAAATGAAGCGGCTCATTGCTGATATTATTAACGGGAAGGTCAAAGAGGTCATTGTATTTAAGCTTGACCGACTTTCTCGTTCGCAAAAAGATACAATTTTTCTTTTGGAAGACGTCTTTGAGCCAAACAAGGTTAGTTTTGTTTCCATAAGCGAGAACTTTGATACAAATACGCCTTATGGTAAGGCAATGGTAGGTATACTTTCGGTTTTCGCCCAGCTTGAGCGAGAGAACATAAGAGAAAGAACACGTATGGGAATGTATGAGCGTGTTAAATCCGGGCTGTGGATGGGCGGAGGTATGAAACCGTTCGGATATGATTACGACCCAAAGCTTAATACTCTCGTCCCAAACGAGCATGCGGAAGATGTTAAAAAAATATACGACTTATATTTACAAGGGTATTCTACAACGCAATTAGCAAACATGTTCCCCGTATCCGGAGACCGACAGATTATGATGATACTCAGTAGAGCAACTTATCTCGGTAAAATAAATTATAAGGGTGAAATAATAGAGGGTAGACATCAAGCAATTATTGATGATGAGACGTGGAAAAGGGTCCAAGCAGAGAAAGAGAAGAGAACAGATAGAAAGGTAACAAAGTCGCAGCACTTGTTAACGGGACTTGTATATTGCGGCAAATGCGGTGCTAAATACCGCTATCAGAAGTGGGGAAATAAGACGGTTTTGTATTGCTATTCTCAGCAAAAGTCAAAACCCAATCTTATTAAAGACCCGAACTGTGATAATATGAGATTAAATTCCGAACCTCTTGAACAGCTGGTCGTAAATGACTTGTTTAACATGAGCGATGCGTATTTGGCTATAGCGGATAAAAAACTGCTTAAAGCTAAAAACATTTCAGAAAAAGGTTACGGTATCCAAGTGCTCGAACAGAAATGTAGCGTTATAGAACAAAAAATAAAAAGACTATACAACCTATACGCTGAAGATAACAATGAATTGTTGTTGGAAACTATAAAAGAAAATCAACACGAGCTTGAAAAGTTATACAATATACTTGAGTCTGAAAAAGCAACAACAAGCGTTACTAATCGAATTGAAGAAACCGAATATTTAATTAAAAACCTTAGAAGCAGATGGGATGGTTTAAGCATGGATGAAAAGCACAGAGTCCTTCGCGCGACGATAAAAAAAATAATCGTTACCGACGGAAAAGTGACTATTGATTATATAATTTAG